AGAGCAAACAGCAGCAACCGCAACAGCAATAGTCTTCGCGTTCTGGCGATCATGGTTGTCTCCTCAGGAGTCTGGGGTCAGCTTGCTCGGATGAAGTCGGCACGTTCTTTTGTCAGCGCGCCGACCTGGACCAGATAGTCGAGGTCCTGCTCTTCGGCGCGGCCAACCTGCGCGACCACGATGAACATCTTCACGCGCCCGTCGGTCTGTGCCGCAATTTCAAACATTCGTTTTTCGTCGTCGGTGAACAGCGACCACCATGCGAACTTGGTCACGGCTTCCGGGGTCGCAACCTTGTCTGCAAGGCGTGCGGCCACACGTTCCTGCGCCTGATCCTTGCGCTCGGTCGTCGAGTTCGAGCCGTAGTAGTAGCCGATCACGGCCGTCGCGCTGCCGCCGAGAAGGCCCAGAAGAATCTTGAAGGCATCGGAGTCCGGCGCCGTATAGGCCAGAAACGCAGTGAGGATCACGATGTTCGAGACGATGATGAGCGCGAGCGTCGATCGGGTATCGACTCGTCTGGTGTCCGCCTGGTCCGCTTCATTCATGCCAGCGCCGCCCATGTGTAGGCACCACAAATTCCATCCGCGACGAGGCCTTGCTTTTGCTGGAACGCCTTCACCGCCTCTTGCGTCTTCGGCCCGAAGTCGCCGTCGGCCGTCACACCGAGCAGCCGCTGCAATATCTTCACCGTGTCGCCCTTGTCCCCGCGCCGGAGCGTAAGTCTGGTCCGCACGGGCTCTGCGTCCGCAACCGGCTCCGTATTGAATCCCGGCAATGCCCATGGAGCGTCATTGTCGTAATGCGCCTTCGACGACTTGACTGAGATGTGGACGTGCATGGTGTGTGGGTTTGAGCCGGAATAAGATCGCCAGACCCAAGGGCTCGGCCCGTCGCTGCCGGAAACAATCTGCCGGTTTGAAATAATGTATTTGATACGCGGGTCGCGCGAGGCGACGAGCGCCTCCGCAAGCTTGCGTGCGTCAATCCCGCCCTTCGGATCGTGCGTGAAGTCGCGGGCGGTGACGATGCCCATCGCACCGTCCTTGACCCACGGATTATGATCGGACCCGCGCGAGGCGTGCGCCGCGTCGCCGATGCCTCCGTCCGCCGCCTTGCTGCGTCCAGGGGCGAGACTGTTCAGTTGATGGCGCAATGCTTCAAGCGATTTTGCTACTCGCCAAGCCATATCTCTCTCCGATGTCTAGTGAGTCAGAAGCCGCGATTGGGGAAAAACAGGCAGCGGATTTTCGGCCCCGGATAACGGCACAGGTGAAAATATTCGTCGCCGGAAGGCTTCGCGCTCGCGCGCGCCACGAACTCACCCGAAGCCTTGATGGTGAAGCCCGCGAGCGTTTCGCTCACGGCGTTTTCGGGAAGTTGCCAGCAGTCATTTCCGCCGCAGCATTCAGCCGGATAGGGCCAGCCCGACATCGCCTCGTGCGCCTTAGCCTTCTCGGGAACAATGAAGCCGAAGAATATCGCGGCAGCCAGAAACGTAACAATCGCAAACGCCCAAATCAGTAGTGAGTTGGTAAGCCGTGCGGGGCGAGGATCAGGCCCATAGATTTTCTCGTCCCATTCCTCTCGGTAATCCATTAGGACGGCCACCGATATTCGAGCGCCGCGCCAGCCGAGCGCGTGTAGCGACACACGCCCTTACGTCCACAATTTCCTGAGACGAGCGTCACAGTGTTGCCGTTTACGGATTCTACTATCGCAACATGGCCTCCGCGCTTGCCACGACTGTAAATCGCGATTGCGCCGGGACGGGCCGATGTACGCCGTCCGTATTTCAGGAATGATTTGGCAGCGCGCGAGCCAGTGCCGCGATAACCGGCTTGGCGTAGTTTCTGGTTCAGAAAATCTGCACACCATAGGCGAGACGGAACGCCAAGTTGCCTTGCACTCTTGCCAACATCGGCTTTCGCCTTAGCCAACCAAGGCGCTGCACTCGAATGATATGAAACCGAGCGCGAAGGCGTGAACTTTTTACCGGCTACCTTCGTTGTCTTGCGCTTGGCCTTCTTGGTATAGCCCCCGAAATGCCGGGCCTGCTTGACGCTCGATAGCTGCCACGGCTCTACATAGCCCTTGCCGGGGACATAGATTGAATCCGGGCCTCCTTGGGCCAATACGGGAGTTGAGAATAGCAAACACAAGATCGCGAGCGGTGCGAGGATAAATCGCATCGGGGGCTCCGTTGCTGTTGGAAAGGTCTTAGGAAAGCTCGGAATAAAAGGACTGCATCATATTAAGTGAGCCTTCGTCTTCCATATCGACAATGGCGTCTGCCGGTGTCTGTCCGAAATAAAATGCTCGAAACGCGACCCAATGAGCGGAGTTTACGATTTCAACGCCAACCTCCCCGTCCTTGGCGTCATTGCCGCCAATAGTAAGCGTTCGCGGGTCGATGCTTGGGATAATGCCAAGAGCATTTGGCATCGCCGTATAGACGCCAAAGATCAAAAGCGGCGGTGTTCCGCCTGACGCTGCCACGGTCTGCGGTGTCGGGTTGCCTTGTGTCTCCTGATCTAATGGCGTCGATAAGTTGTCGGAAACCGGCGGCTTGCCTCCGCGAAATACCAGAAGAATTTTACTGTTCGTCCGGTTTCCGTTCATGCCGGTTAGTATCGTGGATGCTTCTGTCCCGACCGCTATTTTCCGGCTTGTGATAACCTTTCGATTTCCTGCCGGACCAGTTGTTTTGACTTCAGAGAAACCACTCGGAATAACTGATGTTGGACTCCCAGAGGATGTTGTCGCGAAATCGGATAAAACAAGATAATCGCCCTTCTTGACAGTCGCGGGAACAGTGATCGTACTTGTCGTGCTCGTTACCGATGCTAAAAGTTTTGGCCTTGGCGCTGCTGAACCGATAAACCCCGTAACCGCCACTAGATCGTCCTCGTGACTTTCACGGTCACGGTCATGTTTTCGCAACCGGAATTGCCGCTGACGGTTCCACGAAAATTATCCCCCGCCACGAAAGCATTTGCGGTCGTGTGCGCTTGTTCCTGTTCGCTCGTAGAAACAGAGTTGGCCGTCCCGCCCAATGCGGTCGTGTTGATCTTGCCAGTGAATATGCAAGTCCCCGCCGCGCTGATGGTCGTAGTTGAATTGACCGATCCCGGAAAAGGAAGGTTGATGATAAAGTCGTAGTCCTTGTCGTCAGGAAACTCGATGAGCCATGACCAGAGTTCGACAACCGAAACCGTGGCCCATTCTGGATCGTCCGCACCCTGCTTTAGAAACTGCCCTGTCGTCCCCTTCGCCAATCTCGCCGCTGTCGTATCGTCGCGATAGATGATGTCGCCGCGCGTGGTGAGGACAGACGCGATTAGTGCGGCTATCTGGCCTTCCAATGCAGTGGTGAACTCGCCGCCCTCTAGAATAATCCTCCTGATTAACGCTATCAGTTGTTGGGTATGCGGGTCGGTGAAGGCCACGGATCAGAAACCGACCACAAAAAACTCACAGGGATCAGGATCGGTCGCCGTATTCGATGAAACAGCACGAATCGTAAGGGTAAACCCTTCCGTTGTTTTCGATGTGGCATATCCGGTTACAAAGGCACTTAGAGAATTTTCAACTCTACCTACGGCCACCACCATATAGTTTGCTGTTGGCAACGCATTTGTGAACGCCACAGTAAAGATGCCCTCATTGCTTCTGTCGATAGTTGCAATGTTGAAATATTCTGAGTCCGTGAAGCTGACAGTTGTGCCAGATACGCTAAATGACGCAAATGCTTTAGCTGTGTTGATGGCCGTCACGCCAGCAGCATTGTTAGCGCTCAATGCACCCGTAAGCGTGCTGGCCCCCGTAACCGCCAACGTACCAGCAACAAGTGTGTTGCCGCTCGATGCGGCCACGGTGAATTTATTCGTTGCAACAGCTACGTCGCCAGCTATCGCCACATTGCCAGTTGCAGCCGCGACCGTGAACTTGTCGGTATTGATTGCGAAGTCGCCGGAAAATCCAAACGTGCCGGTGATTAAAATGCCAGTTGCCGTCGCGGTCAGGACTTCCGTATCGCCTGCCGATAGGGCAACGGTATCGGCATCCTTGAGAAACAAACCGTTGTCCAGATCGCCTACGAACGAATAGCTGGGCGCGGTCTTCGTCCCAGCACTCCCAACAATCTGCCCGCTTGGCGTGAGCATTCCAGTGATGGAAAGCCCGGTCGGGGAAATGTCGAGTATCTTTGTCGCGTCAACCGCTACGCCAAGGTTATTCGTACCTATGCGATAAAGGCCACAATCAAGATCGGCTGAGAAGGAAAGGGCTGGCAGCGATACCGTGCCAGCCGCGAGTTTCAGCGCGCCGGTCATGGCGTTCTGGCCGTCCTTGGCGAGGGCTGTATTGATGCCCGTCGCCAAGTCCTGAGAGATTGCGTTTACTTCGTCCGCAGTTGCGGTCGTTGCATTCTCTACAGTGTCAGAGGCTGCGAAAGTGCCATTTCCATTCCACGGCATATGCTTTCCTTCATAGAAAAAACCGCCCGGAAAGGCGGCTTGGCAGTGCACCCGCGAGGGGCTATGTTTCGTCCGATGCTTTGGAAGCTCTGTCAGATTGGCGTTTTTGGCTTCTTTTTTTGGTTTTTCAGAACCTTGCCAACCGACGCCACGAATCTTGCCGTAGCCTTTCTGGCCTTCGGCTTTACAGTGATTGTTCTGTTACCCGTTTTCTGGATTCAGGTCTGGTTATCGAACCGGCGCACCCGCCGTCTCGCGAGCCTTTCGGGAACCAAGCAAAGCCTCGATCAAGGCGAGGCGCTTGGGATCGAGCGCGGCAACACCGCTAGGTGGAGTAGCCTTACCCCCGGACCTGATAAGCGCCGATAGACCGCCAACCTTGGACCGTGTTGCTGCGTCAGCCCCGGCCTTTGCTAGAAATCCCGCCGCTGGCACCGCTGCCAACATCGGGTTGGCCGCTGTCGCGCCAATACCGAGTGCTGCCATCAACCCGCTACCTTGCGGCGACAGTTTGCCGATAAGCCGGGCTAGGTTCTGTGCTTTTCCGGTCTTAACAACATTTTCCATCATGGCGAGTTCGTCTGCCGTGAACCCGCGCGATTTCTTCGGGTTGTCTAGAATCTTGCGAATGTTCTGCCGAATGGCGTTGTCGATATTTCCGCCCGATCCCGTCGATGCCGTTCTGCGTTCGGCCTTTTTCAAAGCGTTTGCAATTTCTTCCGCTTTGAATTTACGGTGCGCAAAAGTTCGCCCGTCCTTGATTGCCGACGATGCTTGCTGGGGATTGCCTACAACAACGTCAGTATTTGCAAGATTGGCGATATGATCGTCAATCCGTTCAATCGCTTTTCGGACCAGTCTTGATTGCCCCTTGTCCTTCGCAGCCTCAGAAAACAGGCGGCGCTTCATATCCAGTGTTTCGAGGGCCAAGGGTTGTGCCGAAACCTTTTCCAGAGACTTCAAGGCCGTCGCTACGTCCTTGTGCATATCAGGGTCAAAGCCCTTCGCTGACAGCGTGCCCCATACGTCCTTGTGAATCAGATCAGCTTTGTACGGTGTCAGAACAACATTGGAATTGCGCATTGCATCGTATGCGGCGTCTGTCTTCGCGCCCAATTCTCCAATTGATGGGGCTTTAGGTGCCCTTTGCAATCCGCGCGCAAGCATTCCAGGCGCTAGACCTCCGGCTACAGCGGCACCAACTCTTGCGAATGGCTCCGCTGCTGTTCCCTCGGTAGCCTGCCCAGCCGCTTCCGATGCCACCGCAGGCGCGAGAACATTTGAGATTGCCTGACGCGGCCCACCGAACATAATTCCCGGCGCGAACTCACCGATTGAGCGCGCATACTTTCCCGCCGTGGTTTGCGGCTCATGGGTTTTACCGACAACACTTTCGACGGCACCTAGGGCCTCAGAACTTGTAGGAGCCAATGGACGCGGACGCTCGCCCTTTGCTTCTAATCCCATCTTGCCCGCCGCCCAATCAATGCCCTTATCCATCATTGAAGCGGCATCGCCCGGTAAGCCAACCAGTCCGGTAACACCACGGGTCAGCCCGGCAACGGCAGACTGTGCAACGTCCCCAACAATGCTGGGCGCGGCAGCGGCCTCTTGTTGGACTGGTGCATCGTCCATCGACTGCGCAATCTCATTGACCGTCGCTTCCTGTTGTTCAGGCGGCAATTGCAGAAAGCTATCGTCCACATTTACCTTACGGCCTTTGACAGTGAGCGTAGCCATTTAATCGACGCTCCACTCTACGCCGGTAGAAGTTTTCTGCTTTGCTTTTCCGCCGCCGCCATCTTGGCTACCCGGCTTAATGCCCTCGTGAATGATCTTGCCGTAAATATCGCGAACCCGTTTCAGGTTATAGACAAACTGTTCCTTGTTTTGAGACTGAGACAAGTTGCCGATAGTTGCTTGCAACAATTTGTTCTCAAAGTCAGAAACTTGACCAAGCGCACCGCCCGTTGGAGACGCCGCGCGCATTTCCTGCAAACGATCAAAGCCAGCATTGGCCTTGATCGTTTCAACCAATGCTCCAACATTGTGCGCGGAAAGTCCGGGGACGCCAGACAGTACGGCACCTCCCGGACCCGTTGTCGTTGCTGGCGATTCCTCAACCATCTTGAGCGTTCGATCAATGTCCTCGGTAACAACGTCCGCATATTTCTTGCGCTGTTCTGCAATGGATGCGGCTTTAACCTCGCCTTCCTTAATATCCATCGCTGCCGGGCTTCCCGGTATCGGACGCATCTGCGCGCCTTGCGGTGTTTCGACAAGTTCAAAGCCGGGCGGGATCGTGCCGTACTTTCCGCCGCCAACTGTGACATTATTTACATTAGCGCCCGCTCGTTTCAGCGCCATTTGGTAGTCGAGAAGCGAGCCCTTAAAACCTTGCCCCTTCGCGATGTTATAATTGCGCTGAACGTCCGTATCCTTCGGCGCAAACTGTGCCTCTAGTTTCTTCGCTGCTAGCGCTTGCAACAGCGGTTCCGCGAACCGATTACCCACAAGTCCCGAAACGTCAGGCGCGCCAGCGGGCGCTCCCATCGGTGCTGTTGGTTGCGGCGTAGCGCGTCCGTTTTGCGCCGTGAGTGCACTCTGCATTTCCGTATCGCCCGGATCAAACGCGGACGGAGCCGCCGCAGGCGCGGTAGGAGAACCGCCGCCAAGGATGCCCGCCAACTGTTGCTGGTAAGCAGCTTTTTCCAGCGATTCTTCTTCTCGCATCTGCCCGATTTGCCCACCGCCGATAAGCGCTTGCGCCATACGCGCCGCGCCCTGCCACGGGCTTTGAATTGGAGACGTGTCTGTCCCTTGCTGAAGCATCGACGCGGCAAGCCTTCGACGAAGGCTCAGGTCTTCGGCGGACGTACCGGGTGCGATATTGAATCCTTGAGCCATATCACGCCGCTCCAAACTTCGGCATCTTAAACCCGCCCATGCCCCACCCGCCAAGGGCAGCAGAACCTAAGCCGAATATCCCGCCAAGCTTTGCGTTGTTCGCGCTCATTTCATTCTGGTAGTTCTGATTCACAAGCCCCGCATAATCCACACCTGAAACTTGCGTCTGGGGCGTGTTGGTAAATCCGGGCTGCTGTACCTGTGAGCCGGACATCAATGCGGATAGTTCATTCAATGGCTGGTTACGTTCCGCCATCGCCATGTCAGCCGCAGTCTTGTACGAACTTAAATAGTTCTGGTCGTATGCCTGTTGACGCTGATTGGAGAAATCCCCCATCGCCCGCGTATAGGCTTCGCTGCCCATGTTCAAACCGCGATTGAGCAAGTCGCTCTCGCGTGTCTCTTGATGCCTTGCCCATTGAGGATCGAGAAAAGTCCGCTGCATATCGACAAGCTTATTCGCCTGCGAAGCATCGAAATCAAACGGTTGGCCCAAAGTACCGGCGACGGCATCGGCTTGCGTGTTTCCGATATTCCCGAGCTTGTTAGCCATCCCCATATATTGGTCGTACAGTCCTTGGTTCTCTGGCGAGAGGCTTTGCGTGGCCGTATATTGCGGCGTGCCACTTGCTGACGTGCCGGACTGGTTATAGGTCAACGACCCGTAGGGCGTGACCTGATTGACCATGTTCAGTTCCTGGCCCGTGATCGCAGTATCTTTATTCATCTGCGACTGCGCTTGCGCAGTTTTCATCGGGTCGGGTTGCTTGGGGTTATCCATCGGCAGTCTTCTTTCATCATGCGGTACACGACCGCATCGTCATCGTTGAAATAACGATGGGCGACATTCTCGAATACGAACCCAAACCGGATCGCCGCTCGTATCGCCCGCTTATTCCGCTTCTTGATCCTTGCCGAAACTCGCCTGCATTGAAGCTGGTCGAACGCATAGGCAGATACGGCCTTCAGCACGCCAAGCGTGATCCCACCCGGCTCTGCCACAACCGTTATGTCTATGTTCGCGCTGTTGAACCCGTTGAAAACAAAGCCGCACAGTGGCCGCTCATCTTCCGCGACAAAACCCATCGCGTAGAACGGCGCGCTTAATTTAAGTCCAAGTTTTCCTTCGATGTAGGCGGCAACCCTCGCGTCTTCGACAAGACGCATTAAACCTGTTCCGCTTCCTCGTATCTCACATCAAACCCGTTCACATGCAGAACAACGTCAAGCCCGCTCGATTGTGAAACCTGAGCGCGCATGTTCGGCGTAGCGCAGAATCCCACATTGCTTGCCTCAATCCATTCGGCCTGCGATTGTTCGGCGGTACTTCCCCATTCAAACGATCCCCAGACCGCCTCACCCCACAACGCGCCTTCCAGTTCAATAACCGTGGCGACAATCGGCGGGTCGCGGTCCTCGAAATCCACATTCAAATCAATCGAGGGGACCACTTGCCCATTCGTCGTCAGGATCGGACGCACTTGCTTGAAGTGCTTGTTCTTGCCGGGCGAGCCGAAATAATTAAACGCGGGCTTGAGTTTCAGGGTGATCGCCATGCCGTTATCGAGCGATCCAATATCATGCTCGAAAACCTTGCCCCCAGCCCCTCCGAAGAAAATACGGTCGTCCATGGTTTCCCAACAAATCGCATTCATTCCGATATATCGGCACCAAGCGCCGGAAAGCGTGTTCATGACGAACTGCCTGCCGGCAGACCCTTCGGTCGTCGGGATATTGAGAAAAGCAGCCGTGCCCCTTGGGTAGCCGATTAACTGCCAGCCGAAATTAGCACCATAGAGCGTGGCCGCGTCGTTCATGGCCTTCTGAATGCGCGCGGTAAGCTCAACCAACTGGATTGCGCCACGGTCCAATGAAATTGCCTTTGAAAGCGGTATCACCCCGTCAATCGTAATCAGCGCAAGATCGCCTGCAATCTTTGTCAGGCACCGCCTGCCAATCGGAGCGCCAAGATCGAACACCCCAACCAATGACCATGTATCGGCACTGGCCGGGTTAGTGCCCTGATAGATTGCCACTTGCCCGCGGCTGGAAATCGCTACAAACAGATCGTCCGGCCCAGATCCTGAATCAATCGTCCAGGTGCCGGTAGCCATTAGGTAGCCGCCCTTCGTGAACTGAGCGCCGAAGTCGAATGCTACCGATGTTCCTCCAATGGAATCGATCGGGAGATAACGGGCGACCGTGCTTTCGTTGATCGTGAACCACAGACGGCGCTTGTGCGCGTTGATATGAATTGCGTCGTCCACCGCGTCACTATCGACGCTCACCGCACCAAGCGTAGAGCCGTCATAGGTGATCGGCGTGTCGGCACCGTTCACGCCGACAAGAAACTTCCCCCCAGATGTCGTGAAGTTCGTATGCTGAAAGCGGCTGTTGGTATATCCATCGTCAACGAATACACCATCGTCATTCGCGGTAACGTCATTGATCGTTCCACCGGCAACCGCAAAAAGTTTATTAGCCGTCAGGCCGTGATAGGCCATGAGCGTTTCGACGGCAGAGGTAATTGGAGCCGGAGGAACAGCGGGAGTTGGCGGTTCCTCTATTTCTTCCTCGCCTTCATCGTGCACCTGCGCATGAAGCACATGCCCGCGCCTGATACGGCAATAAGCCTGTTCTGGAAACCAATTGTCCAGATACAAGGCACGCTTTGGAAGCATGGCCTGTATCGGGCTAGAAGAATCCCAGCCTTCAATCGGGGGTGGAATGCTTTTCGTAATCAGACGGTTTGGCGTTTTTGGCCGGGCGGGCGAGCGCATCAGCATTTTACGGAACAATGATTCCGGCATAAGCCATCTGCGCGTCGTAAGGCAGGCGCTGACGGCCAACAGTGATTATGCGGGAGCCCTTCTCGCGCCCTGCTTCCTCGCCCAAGGCGACATTGTAATTCGTCATATCCTCCGCATACTCGAATTTCTTCTGCGCCTTCCATCGCCAGATCAAGCCGAGCGTTAACAAGCGTTCGGGTAGAATGAAAGTCTGTCCGTCCGCGTCGAATTGCGTCTTGGTGAATGTAACGCCTTCATCTTCGCTCACGATCAGGTTGGAGATATAATAGAACTTCGCGGATTCACCGGTAGCGAGCGCCGGTTTTATGGCAAGTTTATTCCCGACAACAATCCACACGCCCGGAGAGCCGATGACGGACGTAAGCTGAAACTCCAACCATTGATCCAGGTCCTGTGCACGGTCCAATGGAAGCTGGGAACGGCTGGAATAGATATTTCCCTTGATCGGCATCCGGTCGTAATCGGAAGGGAATAAAAACTCCGTAGCCGTCCCGTCGCCGCCTTGCGTCTTGAGCAATGTAAGCTTGCGCCAGTCGTGCGCCTTCATGACCGCAACCGCCGTTTCGTTCACAAGATCGGCAAGCTCGATCATGAGCTTGTCGTTCGATGTGAATAAAGCTGTCGGCCTGCGCCCCGCTATGCGGATTGCTGCGGCCTGAACGGCGGCGAGTACGGTCATCAGGCGGCTACCTTCGTGGCGATCTCAGTGACCTTGGCAAGCAGGGTTTCGCGCTTGGGATTGCCCCGCACGCCTTCGCCGGTCTGCTTTTTGATGTAGGCTTTCAGGTCGGCATCGCTGAGTTCGGAAATATCGCGCTCCTGCGGTTCCTGAACAACCGAAACAGGTGAAGCCGGATTGGATTGCAGACGCTCAACCATTTCGCGAAGGCGGGATAGTTCCGCCGCCATTTCAGCGTTTGCAGCGCCAGACTTGGCATTGGCGAGAAACGCCTTGGCCTGGTCCCGTTCGGCCCGTGCATTGAAGCCAAGCCCAGCCAGATTGGCGTCACTGACTTCCGCGTATTCCTCGACCGAAAAGATATTCATGGCCTTCAATTCAGCCACGCGGCCCGTTGTGAGAATGGGCCAATGCTCGACCGGGGTTCCGGTAGCGGCCCGTTCCTCGCCGCGTTTGAAAGCCGAATAGGCTTCCGGCCAACGCTGTCTGTGTTCGTTGTCCACAAGGAATGACGGCTTGGTGAGCCGGTCGCCGGGAATAACAACCCGTACCATCTCAACCTCATCGAAGATCGGCCGCCCTTCCTTCTGTGACTTGAAATCGTTCTTGATCGCAGTCTTGTAGAACTGCGGAGTTACGCCACGGCTTTCTTTTTCGGACATAGTGTCTCCTTGGGTTATGAGTTCTCAACGAAAAACTGGCAGTGTTCTTCATTCTGCCAGAGAATTTTCAGCCCGAGCTGGTTGAGCTTTTCAGCCCACCATTCATGCGGACGAACCGTGTTATGCAGCGTTGCGCCGATCAGGACGCCACTGCGGTCGGGTAGTGTGGCGATCTGAAAGAACGTCTGTTTGGCCGACTCCATAATATTTTGGATGACCGTATCGACATCTTTTTCGGGAATATGCTCCATCACGTCGATGCAGTAGCCGTAGGGAGCGCGAAGCGGGATTCGCTTGGTCAAGTCGGCCACAAGAAACGGCATCGACAAGGCTTCTGCGTCCCGACAATTATCTGCGAAGTCCACCAGGATCGGTTCGTAACCGAATTTCGCCAATGCAATTGATGCGCGGCCAGTGCCACACCCGAAATCAATCACGCGATCCAGCTCAGTCAGTTTCAGGAACGCCTCGACAACGACCTCGCCCGGAGACACAATGCGGTATTGTTCAAGCCCCCACATCAAAACGTATTTGTCACGCTCGGTCAGGTTTTCCGGTTTTGTCCGGTACATCGCCTGCAACAACCCGTCACCGTACAACTCAATAGTGCAACCCAAATCATTTAAGGCTCGCGCGATGGGCTGAAACGCCGATGCTTGGCCCTTCATTACAACGCTTGACTTGTAGGTTTTTCCGGCCCACTCGGCGTCGATTATCGGTATGCTCTCGTTCATCGGCTGGCTGTAAGCGTGCGTGCGGCCATCCTTGTTGCAAGAGTCGTAGCCGAAGACGTGAAGCTCGCGATGGCCAAGGCCATAGGCGACGTTCATGGCAGTTGGCCCTACCGCCGCCGCTCCGCCAAACATGGCATAGCCGCCGCGCTTAACACGCTCTGCCGGAAACAATTCCTCAATTTCTGGAATCGCGTAGTGCCAGACAGTCGGAGCCTCAACCGCATCCATCGTTAGCGGGTCAACCTGTGAGCCGAACAAGTGCGCCTTGGCGTTCGGATCAACAAGAATAGATGTCTGCGGCTTTGCGTCAGCAATAACCTGATAATCTGCCACTATGCCCTGCGTCTGAAGCCACTTTGACGCGCCGTTCAGGGCGAAAATCTTTCCCCCGCCTCGTTGCAGGGCTCGAATCGTATCGACGTAATCAACAACCGACGCGCCGCCACCGACCATAATTGCGGCATTGCCGTTGACCGGCTGCTTACCAACCCAAGGCAACTCCCGCGCGGCATTGATGCGGACATTATGCTTGATTTCTTCGTCAGGGCGATTTTTCAAAACCAGTATCGGGATACTGAGCGGCATCGTGGCGTCGGGATTCTGAATGTCCTTTTGAACCATATAGCCGTGCAGCATTTCATACTCCGGTAAGGTGAAAGGGGCAGCCGTTAAGCCGCCCCTTCTTTTCGTTACGACAGATCAGACGGCCCAATCGGGCGGCTGATCATAACCAGCGCGAGAGTACCCAAAGCGCCGGATGACGTAGACACAGCGGCAGCAACAGCGCCCTGCATTTGCAGGCCGGTTGCGGCTGCCACGACATGTCCCGCCGTTGCACCAACGCGCGCGCCAGCAGCAAGGCTGAGGTTGATTGCCTTATCTGCCAGAGCGAGCCCGCCGATCTGGTACCATCCGAACTGGTTGGCAACATTGGCGGACATCGCCACCGCAAGCGGGTCAGGCTCATCAAGAGCAATCGACGCAAGCGCGGTCGCGCCCGAACCGCTATAGTTTACGACTGATCCAACTACCGTAGAGCCTATGCCCTGCAAGTAGATGAACTCGCCCTCACCATAGGTCGGGTCTGTTGCTCTCCGCACCGTCCGCAGTGGATGATTCTGCACCGTGGACGTTTCGGAGATCGGCTGCCAACCGAGGGAGTTCTCAGTGAACTTATAAGCCATGTTCTGAGCCCTCCTAAGTGGTCAGTTTCGCTTGCCAAAGCGGATTGGCGAGCGTCAGGTTTCCATAGAAGCCAATGTGCTGGACAATGGCGTCCTGGTTGACCGGGCGCTGCTTACCGCCGAAGGCAACGAAGTTGCGGTCGGGGTGATAACGGAACTTGAACCCGTCTTCTCCGACCTTGAGGAAGTATGAAGTGCCTGAAGGCATAGCCGAGCCGATACCGCCCTCCAGTACGACATCAAGCTCGTAACCCGCGCCCGCGAATGCGAGAGACGGGAAGCCGAGTTCTGCCGACTTGCCTTCCTTGGTGACGCGCTGAATGGCGACCAAGGCTTGCTGGAACATGCGGTAGTGCGTGGCGTCCGCCGCAATCACATTCGGGCCGTTCTTGCCGCGCGTGCGATTGATAAGCACCTGTGTATAGGCGTCGTGGATTGTCGCCGCGACAAGCGATGCACTGGTCAAGCCGGTGCCCGTATAGGCTCCGGTCTGCCAGAGAGGCACGGTGTCGCGGTCGATGCCGCCATAGACGCCAGCCGATGACGGGGTAGTGGGAACGGCAAGCTGAAAGCCGCCGATCTGCCGTCCGCCGTCTGAAGTACCGTCGTCGTGAAGGTCTTCCACGAAACGGTCTTTCAGTTCTTGCTCTGCGGCTTGAATGTGAGTTTTCATCACATCCTTTATTTGATTTTCTCCAGAGTTTTGGAGAATTTCCTCGCCGGAGAGTGTGACGGAAACAGCCGCCAGTTTTGGCAGATATTCCGCGTCGTTGATGAGTTCTACCGGGATGGGATTCAGGAACTCATAACCCGAGTATCGAGTATAAGTGCCGGACTCCGCATACAGCAGACGCTCGCGAATGGTAGGCCCACTGAAAGTGAGCCATCCACCCTTTTTCTTCATTATTGAAAGTATCGCGTTGGAGTTGGAAACAAGATCGGCGTAGCCGCGCGAACGGTCCTCCAAGGCCAACGAGAATTTTTCGGTCAGCCTGTTAAAGCTGTCCGTGGCAATTGCCATCGCTGTGTTCTCCTGGAATTAAATCGAGAAGGCCCTGTCCAGAGCCTCGTCAATAGTTCCTGCCGATTTACGTCGCGCTGGGTCTGACCCTTGCGGCGAACCGGTAATGGAAAGCTTCGCCTTGCCGGTCTGAGCGGGTTCGGTTGGCTTGGTTTGGACAGCCGGGCTCTGCACCGTTGGCTGTATCTGCGTTGTGGCGGGAGCCTGTACGCTGGCAGCGGGGCTGAGCCGGTCTGCCATTTGGTACGCTTCCGCCAAATCTTTCGCGACCTCGCTTTGCAACAGCTTCGCCATGGTGGGCGATAGCTCGTCGAAACGGCTATGCGTAGGGTCGCTCTTGAACTTGTCGATCTCACCTTGAAGTTCACGCTGCGTCATGTTTTGCGTGAAGCCGGTAAACTCGCCCTTGAGCCCGGCTAGATCGCGCTGCGTCTGCGCGAGCAATTGTTTTAGCGCGGACACTTCCGCCGTGTCGCTTGTTCCCGGCTGTGCGGGTGTCGCGGGTTGTCCGCCGAACGCTTCCGAAAGCTGCTGCGGGGTAACGCCGATATTCTTTGCGACCTCGGTAATACCGGCCTTCCAATCCCTACGCAGTAAAGTTTCAATATTTGTATAGGCCGTCAGCGCGGCTTCGAGTGTCGTTCCACCATTTCGCGCCATTTTGTCGAATTTTTCTATCCCCGAATAACCCTGGATACGTTCCTGACTTTGGTCAGCGGCCTTCACAAGGCCGGTCGCCATGCGTGTTAGTTCTGCCTTTGCAGTTTCAGATAGTGAAGACCACTCTTTTTTCAGTCCGTCTGGAAAGCGTTTCCAGACCTGTTCGTCAATTGGTGGGGCATCCGCAGCGACTGCGGCTGTAGCAGGAGCCGCAACAACCGGAGTCTCCGTCTCTGCGGTGTATTTTCCCGTTTCCGGGTCGCGGTTTCTTTTTGTTTCTACCTTTTCTGTCGCGCCGTCATCTTCCGAAAACGCCTTATCCAAGGCCGAGTCGATTGTCGTTGGGACCGACTCTGGTTGCGTCGATATGTTTTCAGATACAGCTTCGTCGTTCTCGCTGTCTGAGGGCGAAATTGGATTGTCGATCATGATTTTTCCTTGGCTTATTCTCTGGCAAATGCCCGTTCAACAGCGTCACTAATACCCTTGCGGTCGGGCGGGGCTTTCTTCGGAGGCTTTTGTTCTTCGTTGCCGACTTCAATGTAGCCAGCTTGACGGTAGGACCGTCTCAGCGAGGACTTGCTGGTGTAGGTTTTCCCATCGACCATCGACCGGACTTCAATGTTGTCGGTCTGGATCATGGGTGCCGGTAAGTGCGACCGGCAATCCGTTTCGTTCCTGACACGGCGCATGACCTTCCGGCCATTGCCGATGTCAATCCATGCGTATTCAGGCATTACGCAGCGAAGGCAGCCGCGATGGACGCCACAATGGCGTTCGCCAGATTATACGGAACGCCCAAACCGGCCAGCCTTGCGTTCGCGCCGTCAGGCGGCGAGCCTTCAAGGTCGATCTGCGATGCCAATTCAGTTGCCAACGGCGCGGGACAACCCAAGCCCATTAACATCGTTGCGTTCTCACCGTCATTGATCTGCCTTGCCAGTTCTACGGCAAGTTCGGGAGCCATGCCCTCGCGAACGAACGGCATTGCGGTTGCTGCGGTAGCCATGTGCTTCTCCTAGGAAAGAGTAATGTCGTATTTTTCTGCAAGATATTCCCGAAGTGCGGTGCGCTGTCCGGCGCTTGGAATCGTCGAGCAAAGAACATGCTCGAAATGCGGACCCGCCCATGCGCGCTGTCCGGTTGGACGATTACCGATCGCAAGGGACTTCGCGCTGTCGTCCTGCATGGTCCCGACGGGATTTGTGTCGTTCACGATGCTACCCGTATCGAGCGCCGCGCCGTTAAGTGTGAAGGTCGGGCGATTGGCGTCGGATGATGCGTTAAACGTAATCTCGATGATAAACGGCTCGTCCTCCGGGATCGCAGTCTCACACCCAAGCCCCATGCTCGTGCCGGAAAAGCCCATGAGGAAGCGGAGGTTGAAATTGGTCCCCGAGCGAAGATCGGCGTAGATGTCCCAATAGCCTGACGAACTTGAATCCTTTCCAATGAGGCGCGGCGTTCCTGCGCTCGACCCCGTGAACTGCACGACCGAACAGAGATAGCCGCCGGTAGCCCATACATTCGCGAGCGACCCGCTCGGCGGGGCGACCAGCATGTGGTCAAAATCGCCCGCTGACGGCCAAACAATTGCCGGTTGATCGTTCACGACATCGGCGTCAAAATCCGGCCGGTCTTCGGTGGTCGTTTGTACCGCATGGTTTCCATTGCCGGACGAATCGTTTGACGCTGCGACTTCACTATCAATTATCTCGACAACCCCACCACGAAGCCACAATGCAAGATCGGTCAGCCCCTGAACTTCCGGCACGCTATCGGCGGATAAATCCACCTGCATTCCGTGGCCGACAATTCCGTAATCTCCAACATCGTCCGAATAACGAAAGCTTGGCGAGAGAATCCGCACCCATGCAATGCCGTTGGGATTGATATAAGCCTTTTGTCCGAACTCCCCGCTGGCTAATACTGCACGTTCCCAAACTGCCATGTTTAATTCCTATGCGGCGAGAAGCAGGATTAGTGCTTCCTCGTCGTCTCTTGCCTGTGCCAATGCGCGTTGCTGTGCAATCGCGTCGGCAATAATTCCCTCGCCGGGCGGGATGACAGGTGCAGCTGGGATAAATTCAGGAATAAGCTCAGGTGCGATTGGAGGCGTCGGATCGAACGCCTCTTCAAGGGCGCGCCTTACAGACTCCCGCTCGTCTTCTGACGTTCGCTGCTTCTTTCGCTTGCGCGAAATATAAAGGGTCGGAAAGCCTTTCGTGGCCGTCTCTGTAGCGGCAGCTATCAACCCCCAGGCATTGCCCCACGCCGCACCCCAGGAACTTCCCCATGACGAAGCCATGGCTTACGCAGGCCCCCAAGGCGTTGCTTCCGTACCTACGCCCGCGACCTCAACATCATTGACGTACTGGATATTAGAATCGACTTGGCCCGCGACGGTGAAGGCGAGGCTATCGGTCTTGGCCTTGATATCGTCCGCCTTCCCATCGAGTGTTGCCAAATCTGCCGCCGTCGCAGCGTTGTCTGTCCCGCGCATATCTGTATTGACCGTCACGGTATCGACCAATGTCACGCGGGCGATGGTTCTGGTTTCAACTTCGTCGGCTATTTCTTCGACAGTCGGCGGCGTGCCAGCCGCACCAGCGTTAGCCAATGCTTCCGCAGTCGATCCAGCCACACCGCCATGGTCCGCAATCGCTTCGGTCCAAACTGCGTCGGCCACTTCACCAGCCGAAACATCGTTCAGGCCAGCCAATGTTGATTGAATGTCCTGCGTATCCGTTTCAATCGCGTCAGCCGTGGCCTGCAATGCCGCGATCGTGCCGGGGATCGTCGTGCCCGTGTCCGTCAGAATATCGTCAACCTTGCCGTCCGTTGTGGCGAGAGACGCGGCGGTAGCCGGCGCGTAGTTTGGTTGCGACGCCGCAAGCACGGCACCGTCGGCGCCCGTGAGAAGGTCGAGATCGTTCTGCGCCGTGGTCTGCGCGGTTGCCGTGGCGTAGCTGGCCGCTGCTATTGTGCGGGCAACCATTTCCGTATTTGTCGGCCCGTCATAATCCGCAAGCGCCTGGTCGGCTTCCGCGTTGACCTGCGCTGCGGACAAGTTGCTGCGGTTCTCAATCGAGAAATGCGCGAGGGCGGCATTGAACGTCTCGCCGTCCACAATCATGCCCTCAATAACCACGGCATAATCGCTGCCCGCCACGTAGAAACCCGCGTCGGTGTCGTCGGAGAGATCAATCGTCAGGTGATGCAGCCCGGTCAGGCTGTCGAAATCCTCCGTATCGGTAATGCCTGCGGCGCTCGACCGTTGTGTAAGTGACTCATTCTTATAAATGCGGATCGAGCCGTTCGTGGCGCGGGTTATGGAGCCCGTACCTACGGCGGTCGTATTCCACTTGAAATCGACCGTTTCACCGGCAAGGAAGTCGCCAAGATACATCGGGTTATCGGCCTTTATTTCAGGTTGCGCTCCGCGCGGGCGGGGCTAAATTCAGCCAATGGCGCGGGTCATTTCCGTTTCTGACATTCTCGAAAATGCACACTCAAACCCCTCTGCCGCGTGGGGCAAGGGAAAGGATTCCAATGAGCCGGGCACCGATCCGAATTGTGCCAGCGCGCGGCTGCACAAGCCGACGCTCAAGCTTCACATCAGCGAGCCGACATCCGTTTCGGACTCAACCCTTATTTTCGCGATGGGCTCCTGCTTCGCCCGAGAGGTAGAGGCCGCGTTTCTGCGACGAGGAATTGCCGTCGCTAGCCGCCCGCGTTCGCTCGTCGCGCTTGAGCGCGGGTGGGAAGAATCCGCACTGACAAACCGTTACAACACACCCTCAATGCTGCTGGAATTTCGGCGGCTGCTCGAAAGCCCTTCAGCCGTTCCAGACGATGCGCTGCTTATTCCGATCCGCGAGGACACATGGATGGATGCGCATTACCACGAGATTTTTTCGGGTCCGATTGAGCAAATTCTTGAACGCCGCCGCCGCTTCCATGCCGACCTGCAAGCGCTTCGCGAGGCCGATATTGTCATTCTCACGCTGGGTCTGAACGAAGCGCCATTCGACCCTGCCTGCGGTCTATATCGCAACGTTGCGCCCACGCCGCGCGAACTGAAATCAAAGGGGCGAGTCGAGGTTCACGTTCTTTCGACGCGGGAGAATCTAGAAGCTCTTGACGGAATCCGCTCACTCATAAAGCAACACTGCAAGCCGACTGCCAAATTGATCGTTACCGTCTCACCTGTTCCACTCACTCGCACATTCACGAAAGACGACGCCATTGTGGCGAACGCTGCCGGGAAATCAGTCCTGCGCGCCGCTGTGCATGAATTTTGTTCGTTATACGGTGACGCGATATACTTCCCGAGCTACGAAATCGCCCTGAATGCAGACCATCGTGCTGTGTTCAAGGGCGACAAGCGACACATTCATCGCAAGTTCGTGGATCAGATCGTCAGTCAGTTTGCGGGGGCAAGCTAAAACACCGTAATTAAGAACTCACGCGCGCCGCCGATGCGATTTTCAACATAGACATTGCCATCTGTGTGCGCGCTGACCGTGAACTTTCCATCCGAGCCCGTTGTCCCGTTGAGCGCACCCGTCGTAAAGTCTACGTTCGCATGAACGAATTGGGATGCGATGCCGGACGTCCCGGACGAAACGCGGAAATGCGCTGAACCGTATTCGAGGCCGTTCGTTACCTCGAACCGAATCCCGCCAAAATCCTTTTCCATCGGGATTGCGACGAACGCATCGTCGGCCGCACGGAAATATCTCGTCTCCCCCGGCTGCATCAGCACGCCGGAAATGCGGTTGTTCGTGTTCGCGCCTGTGTAGTTGACGAATACGATATCGCCCAGGAAAATATTGTCGGTCGCGTTCGTGCTGATGCCGATGTCCGCCGAGGAATCTGCCGGAATGAGTATAATTCCACCACCGACCGAAACGGACCCCAAGCTGCCGCCATCCGTGATTAGGATGCCATATTCCGTAAAGCCGTTCAGCACACCGCCGTTTATGTTGATGCTGCCGCTCGACGCGGCTCCATTGATTTCGATGCCGCGCGTGCCACGCCGAACGATGTTCCCTGTGATCGTCGCGAAGGCCACGTCAACCGTGGCGCTCGTCGTAGCATCCAGAAGGATACCAGCCGCCGCTGCGCCTGCGTCCATGCTGATAGTGTTGTTGGAGATGTTCGCGTATTGCGATTCCGTCTGCACGAGAATGCCGGGCGTGTCGGCCGTTCCCGAAAGTAGAGTGTTGTCCGCGACGATGTTGTACAGGCTGCTGGCTCTCAACGAGCCGCCAGCCGCCAGAATGCCCGCCCCGGTCCCCGACGTTCCCCAATTATTAACCCGGTTTCCAATCGCCCGCGCTTCGTGACAATCCACCAGACGGATGCCAAAGGTCGCGACCGTCGTCACCGTACAGCCCATCACCAGCGGGCGGTCGCTGTTGATGCACTCAATACCGGCACCGTCGTTAATCGTTTCCACATCGCAAAATAGCGCGCGGCAGTTGCTCGAAATTGCCGAGGTGTTCGGCGTCACATGGTCGTAGCCAAAGCGAATGCCCGCATCGTCGCAATTCTTAACGGTGCAGTGCTGGACAACAACCCCACCGACTTCCGCCAGAACGACAATGCCCCAGAACTCTCCGGCATCAAGCGTGTCGGTGATGTCCTTGACCGTTAGATGCTCAATGACGACATCGCTTGCGGAAATCTCAATGCCGTTCGTGGCATCGGTCGTCTGCGCGATGATCGTTAGTTCCTTGCCCGCGCCCGTGATCCGCTGTCCCGCATTGTCCGCAACCAGCGCTGCGGTGATGTTATAGGTGCCAGCCGGGATATAAACGGAATGCCCAGAATCGATTGCGTCCTGAATGCTGCCGCCGAACATCTGTGGCGTGACAAACGGAATGCCTGCACTCTGGAGTAGCTTGCCAGTAGCGCCATCAAAGCAGACTAGGGCATTGTCAGCCGCACTCGCTGGCCCCTTCACCCCGCCCGCACGGATCGTCGTCATTGAACATCCCCGCCGTGGATAAACCCAAGATCAAGACGCTGGATGGTCATTGAATGCCAACACCTACCGGTTCCACGCCCTCAACCTGTCCCTGTGCGTTACGAACAACACGCTTGGGTGCGCTGGCAGAACGGGCCATCGTATCCGCAGCACTGGCTAGCTGTGCGCTGGACTGAGCCAGAACCTGCATGGCGTTCGCCATCAATGCGCCGATCTCGTCCATTGCCTCGGCTACGTTGCTCGTATCCACGTTTACTTGCGGGGCAGCACCTGACGCTTTTCCGTCGCCGTTGGCCTTCGGTGCGGCCTGCGCTTTCAGCTTATTGGCTTCCGACTGCGCCTTGGCCTTGTCGGCGGTTTGCTGGCGCTTAATATCCAGTTCGCCGTCAAGTTTGCGCTTGGCTTCCTCCCGCTCAAACATAGCGTTGTCGGATTCCAATTTCATGCGGGTCTGGCGCTCCTGATCCTTGCCCTGTTGCTCGGCTTGCAGCAGCTTAATCTTTTCCTGCGCTTCCATCACCGCAGGATCGGGCTTCTCCTTTTGCGGCTGCTTCGCCATGCCTTCCAATTGTTGTGCAAGCTTTTCAATCGAAGCCTCAAGAGGCCTGCCCGCCCTGAAGCCAGCCGCCGCAAACTTCAACACTTCCGCCACAAATCCCCCGATCATCGGTGCCTGCATAACGATAGGTGCCGCTTGCTGGAACAGTCCGCCTACAGCCGTGACAAACTCAATCCGCCTGTTCTTCTCCGCATCCTCGTCCGGCTGGATTGTACTGTCGGTTTCAATCTCGATAACAAAGCCTCTAGTGCGGTCCTCTTGCAGGAACTTAACCACATCCTCAAACGCGGGCTTCTCAAGTAAGTCCTGCAATTCCTGGGGCACGGGCTTCTGTTGCTGTTGTGCCATCTGTGCCTGCTGCATGGCCTGCTGTTTTTCTTCCATGCTTGGCAGTTGTATCTGCGACATTTGCTTGAGCAAATCAGGCGGGAAATTCTCGGCCATGATCTCGCCTGCAATGCGCGTCATGTCGCGGGCGAACTCCGACATGGTTTTCTGGCGTTCCTGAATCCTCAGGCTGCCCCATTGCGATTTAAGCTGTTGTTCGGTCGCTGTTACCTTGCCCTTCTCGCTGGCTTGTCCACGAACAATGTCCGATATGCCGGTGATCTGGTAAACGTCCTCAATCACAACCCGGCGTAGATCGACAAGTTGTCTAACTAGCTCAATTGCCTCTCCGACCGGCCACCAGACAACCATGTCCTTGAACGAGCCGTTACCAAACGCCGCTACCGAACTGATCGGAATAAGCAGCGCCCGGTTGTCGAGCGACTTCATCGCCGCTTCAATCGCTTCCGAAATATCCCCCGCGCCGGCCGGAAAAAAACCCTTAAGCCTTAAGCTTTCAGACAGCGCCGCAATGCGCGCCGTGTATTCGTTTATTTCCTCGATCTGGTCCTTGTACTGCCTGATTTCGGGAACAGGTCGTAACTTGCCCGGTACAAGCGTTCCATAAGCCGGCTTGGGACAGGGAAAGAAGTTCTGCAAGTCAAGAAACGCATCCTGCTTGTCGAGGACGTTTTTATAATCCTCCGCTACCCAATAAACACAACGCGATTCCTTGTCCCAAATCTCCCAGACCGGAGCCATGTCGCCCTTGTCCGGCGTGACTGAGTTTTCGTCCTGCTTCCTGAGCGGAATATCCTCGAACGATCCTGAGCCGTTCTTGGCCATCGCCTCATCGAAGCGTTCGGCCCCCTTCTCCCGCGTCATCCATTCGCGCTTGCCTACCCAGGGAACGCGCTTCCATGTCTTGGCCTTGCCGTGCGCGAAGTCCTTGTACGGCACCCATTCCTGTTCAACGCAGGGCGTCCCGTCATGCTTTTCTGACAGGCGATTCCAAGCCGTCCCTCGCCCGTACATCAGGAACTCGTCCCTGACTTCGATCATCGCACCGTTCAGGTCTTGCTGCTCGAACGAAACAACCAGTGTGCGCTCCAGTGTTTCCGACGCATGGCGGGCCAGTGCATTGCCGTCCTTGAATCTCGGGGCGACGACAGGAACAGGCGGGCGGGCATAGGTGGCAGGTTTCAGGACTTCGATGTTCGCCCAGAAGATGGAATATTCACGGTCTGCCGCGTCCGACCGTTCGTCCTTTGAATAGAGCTTGGCCGCGTTTACACATTGGTCATGCCACTTGGAAAACTCTTTGTCGTAATCTTTAAGTTTATCCAGCCATGGCGCAGCCGCGAGCGGTTTGGTGTCCTCGGGCTCGTATTCCGCTGCGGATTCGGTGCGTTCAGCCATCTCAAATCCTTATACGGACGCCCCGTTGCGGCTCGGGCGGGCCTTGCAATACGACCTGACCCGGCAATTGCTTGCGTTTTGGTTTTTCTTGCGGTTTCGGTCGAGACAGCGGACAGTTAATCGCGTATTCGCCAAAGGCATCTGCACCATGGCTATTTTCGTCATGCAGCGGACCGACATAAACACCAAGCGTTTCATTAAATCGTCTGCTGTACTTGCGTATCCGGCTCAAGCCTAGGTTTACACCCTCGCCCGGATTAATTTCCTGATTGAACTGCATGTACGGAATCAAGCGCCGCGCTGCCTGAATGCGGTCAGCCGGGTCTGTCGCCGCGCCCACATGAATTAAACTGGCTGGCACGCCCAGACTGATAAGCGTCTCAACCCGCGATCTCGCGCCCGCGCCCCACTCGCGAACCTTGATATCGTGCGGCAGATAAAGTTTCCCGAACTTGTATTCGGGCCGCTTTAGTTTTGCCGTAGCCAAATTCCTCTTGGCTTCGTCTTTCAATAGCTCCGGCAAGGCGTCCGTTAATATTTGCTCGGCACCTGCACCGCTAAATTCACAATACCCAATGGCGCGAACCTGCCGCACATTCTCCTGCATGAACCAGATAGCCGTGTAGTCATCAACGCCGATATCCCACGCTGTATTGACCGGCAACGCAGGATCATGCGGATAGAAACCAACACGCCCCTCGCTCTCCGCATAAGCCAGCAAGCGCGCGTAGTACGATCCTTCGGATATAATCTCGTAACCGCCGTCCCAAATATGAACCGCCATTTCAGGGTCAACATCGCGGTCATGCTCCATTTCCTCTTGAAGCACGCTGGGAAACCACGGATTGTCATCCCAATTGATGTTGATGACTATCGCGCTGGGCGGCTTCTTTGGCCCGCGAAAGAACATATCAACCGGATCGGTATCGTGTCGTGGATTCCAACTGAACCAAATCTCTGATCCATCCGCGCGGATCGTCGGGCGTAGCATTTTGAGCGAACGCGCTGAGAGCGTCTGCGCTTCCTCTACCCACGCAATGTCATAGGCCTCAAGCGACTTGATTGATTCCGCGTTGTAGCTTTGCATCCCGCGAAAGATAATCAGCCCACCATGCGGGCATCGTATTTCAGCCTCTAGAACCTCAAAGTCCGCTTCAAGCCCGAACTTGGCGATCTTGTCGATAAGAAGCTGGCGCACCGACTCCTTGAGCGATAGTTGAACTTCGCGGATACAAACAGCCCGCGTGCGCTTTGAATAACAATGAAGGATAAGAAGCTCTGCAAAGAAATGAGACTTCGCCCCACCTCGACCGCCGTAAGCCGCCCTGTACCTGGCGCTGTCTGTCTCGACTAGCGGGGCCAGCTTTTCAGCAACGTCAACCGGTAGGCCGGACAACTTTCCACTCAATTACTTTGTGCTGAATAGGGTTGTCTGGATCGCCGCCGATTTGCAGCGGCATGAGCTTGGGATAAATTGTTCCCCAAAACACCCGCTCGTTTTGTGGGTCTTCCTTGGCCCATTCAACAATTCGTTTGGCTCCGCCAAGGTTCTTGGCCGCCAAGGCAATGGCCTCCTTGGCCATGGAGGTCGTCTTGTTCTTTGCGCCCTTGGGCCTACCCTTGCCAGCGTTGCCCCTATTCTCTCCTATTTTAGGCTTTGCCATACAGGCTCACGCCGTCTGAGGGCGTGCCTCCTAATTCGTTCCGGCCTCTCTAAGCCCTATCGTCTCGATGATGGGGGATGGTTATTGACTAGCAGCGTGCGAAGACATTTTATTTTTCACTGGAAATTCCAGCATAAACGCCTGACCTCGCAAGTCGTCTGCCATGTCGCGGTATTGTTTTGCTTTTTCTTTCATTTGTTGCGCGCGCTCTAAGTCTTCCGCCGAGGGTTGATGGTCCAAAAGACTGGCGCGCATAGGTTCCTCCATCGAGGCCCTCGGTACTGCCGAGGGCGTTGTAAAAAGGGGGTCGCCCAGACCGATACCCTTACCATTCACACTCAACGTAAGTATTCGGAAATTTGGTTTTGTCGATTTGATCCGTAAGCCATACGGCAAGTTTACAGCCGGGCGCGGCTTCCTCGATAATGACAACGCAGTACGGGCCGTTTTCTGGGTACAAGATCGACATTCTGTATTCAATATCAGCAACGCCAATATCGCCCCAATTGACCGCGCCAAAGTCTTCCGTATTCTTCCTCCTGCTGGCCGCTGTTATCTTACCGTCAATAAATTCAATCAAATCTAGTGTGTTGATTCCCAACTTCGGAAAGTCGTTCACCGCACCTTGCTCTCCGGCCCGAGTACTGATGGCGCTATCACGAGTGAAGGTGGGCATAGTCCAATGAATCCTCTCTACGCCCTTATGAGGCGGGACTGAGACGGGCCGGATGCTCCTAATGTCAGAGCAGAGCCGGTTCCCGTCTGTACGTCACGCACCCTTCCGGGGCGGGTTAGACCAAATCACTTGCGAAGCGGGATTATCTATTTCTGACATGATTTTAACCCTATCGTCAAGCCATGGCGTGGCAGTGGACAATCACCTACGAGATTTAGGAGCCTCGATAATCCCCCAATGCTTCGCCAGCCAGAAAAGCCCAGTCTTTAGACTCTCCAACTCGCTAACCCCGCATAGGGACTCGTTTCTTTCACATACGGCCCTCACCGCGCGTTCCGCCAACATGCCCGGCGCTACCAATACGGCATGAGCCTCAAGCATTTCATGGGCCTCAAGCATTACCGCAACCGCGTTGCGATCCGATTCCGCTATGTCCTGCCCGTCCTTGCTGTCGGGATCGGGCGAGAATGTCTTGCCCATATGCTCGAATGAACAGGCTACCGCGTCAGGCTTGGGCGCGTTGATTGCCGATCGATAGCGAGCCGCCATTCTGGCCCAACGCTTGCCCGTCTCGAATAACTCAGCCGGAATCTTGCCTTCAAGAAACAGGCGACCGATCTCCGTCCCCCATTCCTCGGCTTGCATTCCACGTAGCGCCGCGTCCCTCAATCTGCGGACCTCGGCTGGCGAGCAAGCCTGTACCTGGGCTTCCAATGCACGAGACAGACGGCCATTAGGCTCTCGAACATGATACAAGCCCTGCTTTCGCTTTCTACCGGCTTTTGCCATTCTCTTTCTGCCTCGTATTGAGATTGGAGTTGGGACTGCCACTCAGTTTCACTAATCGTCAATAACGGCACCAAACAGTTTTCCTTCCGACACCGCCTCTAACACCATTGATGCGAGTTCAAGTTCACTAATGTCTCGACGCGCGGCCTCTGTTGCGAAGTTTTTGTGCGCCGATGTAGAAAGCGAGAACCTGTTAATACCGCCACGCGGTCTATTCTTTGCGCGACTGTCACCAGAATTTCTGGCGCGAATCACAATCGTTCTGACATACTCGGGCATCATCTTCGTGCGCCGCCCAATATCCTGCGCCGTAAAACCTTCCGCCCACAAATTCAGAACAGCATCATGATCGTGCTTAAGCACCTTGCTCTCCCGTTTGCGTACTGATGGCGTGCGAGCGATTAGAGGCGGTCAAAGTCCCAAAATCTTTTCTATCCATTACCAACACCCTCAAGGTCTGTGCGGTTGGCCCCAGATCGGGCGCGAAAATTTTGGGTAAACTCCGCAGGTATCTCGCACCCCGCCATTCCTGGCTTAGGACTGCGATAAGGCCATTTACCCGTAGTATTCCAGCGTTCGAGCATTACCGCCCATTTCCTTTCATTACTTTCCTGTCTTAAGACATCGGCAGATTTCTCAGATTGATTAGGTTTGGTAGAAAGAGAAGCGCGGCGCTGTGCCTGAGCCTCACGGTCCTTGTTTTTCCTTTGCCTCAGCACTTCCGCGTCCTTTTCAACATCCGCATATAGAAACAAAACCTCGATGACCTGTTTTTCATTCAGTCCGATTTCTTTCAGGCTTTTGATCATCTCGTCCTTGATCATCTTCGCTCTCTTACTTCCTATCTAATCTGTCACTCGGTTCAGCCGGTTGCTTGAGGCAAAGGACGACCTCCCCCACATTGAGCGGAGGTCGTTCCTTGCCTCGGGCCTAGCCTGTCACTTCGGACGAGCCGGCGCTTAGAGGCGAGGCGGTCACTGAGCGGGTGCCGTCTCTCGGTTGCTGCTGTCAGAGGAACGCTCCCTCCGCCTAGTCTTGCGGCCCCAACCCAAGGACCACCGCTGCGCTTCGCTAGGACCCTATTCTGGTAACGCCTTCAAGAACGTCGCCCCAGCGGTTACCCCGCCGACGACGCCCAACACCCGGTAACGCCACAAACCACGACGAACGAACTCACGATCAACTGTCAGCCCTTGGCCGCGCAGATCGCGCAGACGAGCCGATACAGAAGCCTCCGGCGAACCAACCGCCTCGCCAATCTCGGCAAGCGTTCTCCATTGGTTGTCGGCCATTAAATTGCGAACACGCTCTAGCTGTTGGCCCAGACGTGCGCCGTCACGCTTCGGCTCGAATGTCGAACCGCCAAACGCTGATTGCGCCAAAGCCTCGCAAACCCGGCTCATACCCCAAGCACTCCCCGCAGTTCGTCATGAAGATGCTCAACTTGTGCAGCAAGCTCAGGATCAATCGGCAGTAGCCGTTCAATCTTGCGAACGCCCGAGAGGACCGTCGTGTGGTCTCGACCGCCCATGCGCTTGCCGATGTAGGTAAGCGGTAAAATTGTTAAGTGCCGCGTCAGGTACATCGCCACCTGACGGGGGCGGACAATGCGATGCGTGCGCCCGTGCGCGATCAAGTCGGCAAACGACACCCGGTAGAACTTGCAGACGGCAAAATTAATTGCCGACATGGTGATGATCGCCGTCCCGGTGACAGGACAAACAGGCTCTATCGGGAAATTCCTGATAACGATTGGAATCGGCTTTGGTGCTACTTCTGCCGGTATTTCAGGGGTTTCTTGAGCCAAATGAACCACGGGCGTCTTTGTGGACAAATGTGCATAACGTCTGGCAAGCGCCTTTACATCGCCCGCAGTCCGGCATTCGACGGCTTCAACGCGAGCTAGATTTTCCCAACTCATTACAATTCCCTCCGCTCGATCATGCTCTTTGCTATTTCGTCCGCGAGCCGCTGTAGAAAATTGTAGGCCGCAGCCTCGCCCTCCAGCTGCATCAATGCCCCGGCGCTGGATTCAATAGTGCCCTTGCAAACGGCGGTCGTGCGCTTGCGGCCATACTTGATGAATGACTGGCAATAGGCCGTGCCGCTGTTGAAAGCGGCTTTGAAGCGGAGTTCGTCGAGATTGCTCATTCCCCGCCCTCCTTCGACTGAGGGAGGCAAAGAGCAACCAGAATGTTTATTTCAATAAGGATTTCGATGATTGTGAGCGTGGTCATGCGCGTCCCTCCGATTGAAGGATTGCGCGGCCGATTATTTCTGGGATGAGCGGGACAACGGCGTTACCGAGCGCCGCTAAGCGGTGTGGTTCAGCGGAATTTGCATTAACCACTCGACAAATTCTGGGTTCGGAATCCCACCAAGATGCGTGCTGAGACTCGTGCCACCCTGCGGAAATTTCGAGCGGCGGTAGCCTGTCTCGCTCGCCAGCGGGGTAGGATATAATCCAGAGGCGATCCCGCCGGTGAGGCGCGTCAACGGCGTTAACTGGGATACAGTGCCACTCCGCATCATACCCGAGCGAAGAGAGCTCGCTGAGCATTGCTTCCAGTCCACGAGAGCGAAGGACCGGACTATTCTCAAGGATGACAACCCGTGGCTGAATATCGGTGACGAGGCGGAACGCCTCACGCCAAAGCCCGCTCTTTTCCCCATCTGCGCCCGACATCCGTCCGGCAAGGCTAATGTCTTGGCACGGGAACCCGCCTGTAATGCAGTCCACGGAAATTCCGTCTGCCCGTAATTGTTCTGCGGTAAGGGTGCGGACATCTTCGTAGATCGGGACATCGGGCCAATGCTTTCTCAAAACCTGTTGGCAGAAGGGGTTGATTTCCACGAACGCGACCGTTTTGAACCTGCCCGTCCTTTCCAGGCCGATGTCAAAACCGCCGATTCCTGCGAATAACGAAAGGACGCGGTACGTCATCGCCCTCTCCATGCTTTCGCAATGGCTGGTAGTGAGCCGTCGCCTTCGATCCAGTCGGAAATAGCCGCCCACGTTCGCGCGCAACGAAGGTGCGCACGTGCGATCAAGTCTGCCGTGTCGGCTAACATTTGCCGCATGATCGGGTTATGGCCTGTCCACCCGTTGGCACGATGCGCGTGCCGCGTACTCGCTCCGCTACTTGGTGTCCGCCGCGTCTTCCAATTCCAGTTCGCGTTGAAGTTCTTGAATGTCACTGCGCAGCTTTGCGCGACGTAACCGGCGCTTGAACGCTTTCCACCAAAGCGGACGAGCGTTCCCCATGATCGCTTCAAGGAAATTCAGCCCTTCCTCGGATCGCAAAAGTGCGGCCAGCGCCTCTGACGTCATGTCGTGTTTTCTTGCAAGCCAATAAGCGCATGCGCGCTCGGAAGCCCCTGATTTTATTGATAGATTTACTGACGTCTTAACCGGCCACAAGATACGCGCCGTGTGCATGACTGCATCAATCGGATGCAAGGGGGTTGCAGCAAATTTGCAATCGTTTGCACCCCGCCCATTTGCCATCCCGGCAGCAGCGTTGGCATGGTTGCGCATGGAAATGTTCACGACGCCACCGAGGTTTGAAAATGGAATGGATACTGGCGATTATATTCCTCGCCTTCGCGGTAGGTTTTGCGTCCGCGATAGGCGGGGTGTGGTTTCTGATTTGGGTTGGTCCCGAGGAACGGGTGCCAGATTGAGTTGGTTGCGCGAGTTGACCGGATTGACGGGAAACGTCTTGGCCCGACAGCGGCCCCGATCCGATCTTGGGTTGCTAGTAATCGACGCTCGCGCTGACCGACGAGGAGCCGCCGCTGCCAGTAGCTGGTTAGCCGAGATAATTCTCGGCGCGAACCAAATGATTTTCCAGCCGGTTCACCATGCGCTGAATTTCGTGAAGGTGGCTGATCGTGTTGCCAGCGGGCACTTCCCCGCCAAGCGGACTCGCGACTTCCGGTCGAGAACCGCCAATCTTGTCCGCAATAAAATTCGCCTTGCCGGAAAGATCGGAAATTTGCTTGCTGATCGACATCAGAAGCGACTCGATAGTGTCCTCTTTCGGTTGTGTGACCGCCACGTTCATGCCGCCAGAATAGTCCGCCATCGTCTTCTCCTTGGTTGGTGGGCTTGGAATTTGCGCGGCGCTCAACCGTGCGAGGAAACGGGAGCGCCGCTGACGCGGACTGCGCGGGGGCAGGACAATCCGTGTGTTCTAATGGGGAATTTCCATGTCGCCTGAAAAACGAAAGGCGATCATCAAAGCCTTTGAAAGACTGCTCAAGGCTATGGAGGAAGCCGAACAATCCAAGAAGGTTGCTTCCAAGAAGAGCAACCAATGATGTCGTATCGGAGAGACAGGAATGCTGTCGTTCAGTACGTAGAAATACTACGTTCAAGTAACGAGTACGTGCAGCGCGTGACTTGCGGGCGTAACCCCCGCGACAAGTTCCCGCATTGGTTCGTGGGGCGTACAACCTCAGCACAGGATTTGTGCTGGGAGGCCTGTAATGCCGAATACTTCCGTTCCGTCGCTGGTCGAGGTTATTCAAGCGCCAGAAATCTATTGCTCCGAACTGAGTTGGGTCGAAGCAACCGGGCCGAATGTCAGATTTTTTCTCACTGTCAAAGGATCGTCCGCGCTCCTTGGCGAACAAGAAATGAGCCAAGTCGTGTTGAGGGTCATCATGCCGTTGGAGGCAGTCGTTCCGGCTGTCGAATTGACATTGCGCCGCCTCGCCCTTCACGGCGCGCTGCGAATCTTGCGCGTAGTGAAATAGGCTCACTGCGCTTCCTCCGTCTCACGGAGAGGGATGAAATCTCCCGGCGCGATGTCGATAGAATTTTCTTGCGCGTAATCGAGGATGGTCCGGTGATGCCGTTGGGGAATGGTCCCGCCGGTCCCGCCCTTGTCGCGCGGTTGCTGCCAACGATAGGGCGCGGTTAATGCCGTAGCCGTTATTCGAGCGACTACCGCCTCCCCGCCCAGCTTCTGAATGATTGTGTTCGCTGGCTCCATGGTGCGAGCAATTTCGGATATTCAGAAATCAATGTCAAGCGCGATTTCTGAAATGCCGAATTGCCCGCCTTTCTGTATTCCAGAAGGATGGGCCATGGACTCACGGCAGCTAAAGCAACTCTTTGAAAAGACCGGGAAACCCAAATCAGGGCTGGCAAGCGCATTGGGAGTAAGAAATAGCGCCGTTACCGAACTGATCGCGGGCGAGCGCCGCCTGTTGGCGACCGAACTCCCCAAGGTCCGGCACTATTTCGACCTCGATACCGTGCCTCTCGTCGGCTTCGTGGCCGCTGGCAAGACAACGTTCTTCCCCCAGGAGACGGAATGGGACCGCGTACCGGCCCCAGACGGAGCAAACGAGAACACCGTGGCCGTCGAAATCAGGGGCCAAAGCCTCGGCCCAGCCTTCGACGGCTGGCTCGCCTATTACGACAATGTTCAGCGCCCCGTAACGCGAATCGCCCTCGGGAACCTGTGCGTTGTCGGCTTGGAGGACGGCAGCACGGTCATCAAAAACGTGCGCCAAAGCCGCCTGAAAGGCCGTGTTCACCTGTTTTCCAACGGAACCGAGGCCCCTATTCTCGATGCCAAAGTAGAATGGGCGGCTATTGTGAAGGCTTTACAGCCCCGTAATGTGAAATAATGGCCACTCAGGAGGATGATATGGGGGGCGTATTCGTGTTTCTGCTGATTGCTAGCGGAGCTTGGTATTTTGGAGCCTTCGACCGCTGGAGTTACACCTACCGAGCCGAGGTTGGTTACTATCAAGACGGCCAACAAACGTGGTTTGTCGGCCCCGACCAAGACTATGAGGGCTGCATAGCCGAGGCCCGAGGGCGTTTCACTGGCATCAACATAGCGAGTCCAAACAGGGCCTTCTCGTGGGCCTGCCGAAAGATGCAGGGCGAGAGATTTTTAGAGCGCGTCCGCTAGCCCTCCCCTAAAAACGCGCCTACGGGCTCCCTAGGCCCTTCTAGGGCCATTCCATAGCCATTTGACCCCTGCCCTAGCCTGCCGTTCTGGCGGGCCACAATTATTTTTCTGTTTTACCGAAATAGTTGTTGACGGCTTTCTGTTTTTCCGAAATAGTCTCTCTCACAGCAAGGGATAGACGATATGGACATGAACCGCACCGAGCAATGGCTGAAAAACGTCTCGACGATGAATGACGAGGAGCTGGCCGCGCAACTCGCCGCGCTGGCGGAAGATTATCCGAACTACGCCGAAGACCCGGCTGGCCTCGCCAACCTTGGCCGCATGGTCGCGGTCGTCGAAGCAATCGCCGTATTCAAATTCCCCGACTCGCCCGCGCGCGACGCCGCCTGAACAATTCACCGAGGGAGCCCTACGGGGGGAGATGGCTATGAAATCACATGACGCCGTAAACATCGTTTTTCAGTACCCGCTCGAAGCCGACCGGGTGATCCCCATCGACGAAGCGTTCGCGTTTGCCGATCAAGAAAACAAGCTGTGGCAAGCGGGATACGTCATCTGGCGCGACGGCAGCCGGTCTTACGCAAAATCATGGTGGGACTCTCTGACCGGAAAGATGGTCCGCATCGGGGCTGGCGCATACGGCGATCTCAACGTGCTGGAGCGCAACTTTAGCGAACTGAACTCGTAAAGCAACCGAGGGAGCCCTACGGGGCTCTCTCACAGACAATGGAAGGGTGGGATGGCATGGCTGAGACAAAACATACGCCGGGACCGTGGGCGTGGCGCGAGTTTGGCAGCGGCATCATGCTTGTAACTCAACACCAAGGCTCGCGCGTTGTTCTATCCGCAAGCCCACGCGGCGTCCTGCAAACGCGGGATGCGAACGGAACGCTTCGCCAGATCGAGGCCGATCATCCCAACGCTCTTCTACTCAAAGCTGCGCCTGACATGCTCGCGGCGTTGAATGAAATCGACGAAATGCCGTTCTCGATGGTGAACGACTCCGAGAGCCTTCGGCATACGATCAAAACAATTCAAGCAATGGCTCGCGCCGCCATCGGAAAAGCAAAGCCCGCCTAATCACCCAAGAGCCATACGGGGCGTCTGTATCGTGGGGAGAAGTTAGTGGACTAGCAGCCGGAGTGCCAACCGAACGCAAGTGCAAATTACTCGAACGCCTGAGCAAGCTCTAGGAGAAGAAGATGAGCGCAAAACCCGGAGAGATTTACAGCCACTTCGCCAGCAAGTTTTCCACGCCAATCGAAGGAGCGCTGCGCGTCTGGTGGATTCCGCAAATACCCGGAAAGCAATTTGAATGGCCAGTCAATTCGACAGACGAAGCCGCCATGCTTCTGGACGCGCTCGCGGCCTATGACGATTTTCAATTCTCTCAGCGCGTAAAGGGTGACTACTCCAACACGGGCGGTCTTCTTCGTTTCGAGGGCGGCGAGTGGGTCGATTGGGAAGACGATGAATGCGACGAGTTTGATGCGTGGCGCGAGAAGCAAAAAGAAACACCCGGCACGGCGGAAAAATAATGAAGGCCGTTCCTACGGGCACCGAGTGAATAGTCCCAACCTACTTCTACACCCTGAGAGTGACAGAAAATGACAAAGAGATTGATAGCGCCTCAGATTGACTTTGTGGACGGGCTTTTTGACGGGCTCTACGCGAGCGACCAAGAGCGTCGCTTCCTCGCTGGGAGTAAGGCGACAGCAGAGGCGCTAGTCGATTGGCTGGAATACGCCGAAGAAAATCTACACGAATTTGACGTTGACGGCGACGAGTGCGCGGCGGGTGAAAAGCTGTGCCCGCGTTGCGAGAACAGCGGCTGTATTCAAATGAAAATCCGTAACGCCCGCGCCGCCCTCCTCGCTCAAGGCTATTCGTATTCGGAACAGGAGTGAGTGATGAAATTCTTGCCGGAAGAATATGCTGCGCTGACAGAATACTACGCGGAATTTATTGCGCGCGATCAATATATCACCAAGACAGATCACATCATTTTTTCCGCCCTCCGTATAGCGAGCCGCGCGACGGAGGAATCTGCGGTCGCAATCGCAACCAAAATTTCTAGCGAATGGGGCGATGCGGGGAATAAGCCCGAAACCGTTGCGCGAGAAGTTGCCCGCGCCATCCTCAAGCATCTAGGGGAGGAATGAATGCCGGATAGCAAGAAGATTGATGATGGCGGGCCTGCGTTTCCGCAAGCACCAAATCGTGTCGTCGTGAACGCTGACGGCACACTTCGTCCATTCGGATATGACGGCCTTTCGCTCAGGGATTGGTTCGCGGGGCAGGCGCTGGCGGGAATGATTGAGCGCGAAACGATAGCCGAGCGCCTCGTACTGGATACCGACCTGACGAAGCACTGCGCGTTTTGGGCATATCACTTTGCCGACGCCATGCTCGCTGCGAGGACAAAGCCATGACCCGCATAGCAACGCTCCCGCTGCCTAGTGAGGTGCAATCGTGAGCGGGGCGAAGAATGCCGGACGTATCTCAGTCCGCACGCGCAAACCGCCGATTCAGCATCGCGTGTTGGGGTACGTTTCTGACCGCAGCGTCGGTATTGAGGATGAGCCGGCCGTTGTCTGGATCGACGGCGACGGAGGCTGGTGGTCTGGACTGCCGGGCCATTATCTCGATCTGCGCCTGCTGAAGTGGCGCGTCACGCATTGGAAACCAATCGACGATGCCCCCCGCGCCACCCTCGCCAAGGAAGGCAAGAAGCCATGACCGCTCCCGCAAGCCTCCCCCTTCCTACTGAATTACCCGGTCCAGGTCCGTTCCTGCTGGTTCTGGGTTCGGGTGATCCTGTAGTCGGATCGTTCGATGAAATCGTGCGGGATATTCGAGACGGCTATATCGAAAACGTCTCGGTCATCTACGAACTGTCCCCGCGCGACGGAACGATGGCGGACGTAACGCTGACAATCGCACGCGCTGTTCATGCGCTCATTGAAAGTCAGGGCTATCCGGTCAATCGCGATCTGGCGAACTGGCTTGATTCGCATTTGGAATTATCCGTCAAGGCTGAAAAGTCATGGCGTGAACTTACGGCAGCGGAATAAGGAGAGAAGATGCGCAGCTTCATGGAATTAATCTACATCGATAGCGAAGAAGATGCGCGGCAGACAAACATGCAAGCGCAAGGCGCAACGGACGCGGAGACGTGGCGACTGTTTAATTCGTACCGGAAGCACTCGGTTGACATCAAGCAGGCGAGCTTTCTTCTCGACTATCACAACCGCAAGGGCGATCTAGCCGACACTATCGCTATTGATGATGTTGGTTTCACGGCGATCACTGGCAAGCAACCGAAGTCGGATGCGGAGTACCGCAATATCGACGCAAGCTTTTGGGCGTCGGTTCAAGAATCCCGTGAACTTGTGGGGGCGGGGTGATGAAAGAACTCATTGCACGTTTGGAAAAGGCGACGGGGCCGGATCGGGAATTGGACGTAGCGATTGCATTCGCTGTCGGCCTGATCCGCGAGCGCGACGGAAACTATCTGTACGCCACTGGCAACGACTCCGACATGGTTGTCGAGCCGAACGAATACGACGACCACCTAGTCGCGCAACCGCTCAGATATTTCACTTCCAGCATAGACTGCGCCCTGTCGCTAGTACCGGAGGGGTGGATTTGGGACCTCGCCTCAACCGGAGCGGCATGGGTGATGCCGGATGGTGACATCGAGGGACAGATAGTTGTCAGCGGCATTAAGCACCCCGCCATTGCCCTCGTCATAGCCGCACTACGCGCTCGTGAAGCGATGAAATAATGGACTAGCAGCCGGAACGTAACCCGATAACGAGTGCGAGCACTCGGACACCGAACAAGTTTGATGGAGAAAGAAAATGTCTGAAGCAAACGGCACGGTCAAGATCGATAAGGGAATTAAGTTCGTGAGGAAGCCGACAGACGGCAGACGGTATTCAAAATACCCGTGGGACAAAATGAAAGTCGGTGACTCGTTTCTCATGGACCCGAAGATTAAGTCAAACTCCGGTTACACGATTGCGAAGTTAGCAAGCCTTCGCACAGGAATGAAATTCACCGCGCGCATGACGCACGAAGGCTTCCGCTGCTGGCGCGAAGAATAGCACCTAGCACAACGCCAACATACTGAAGACGCGTGAGCGATTCAAAGAGGGAATAGTCCATGACCAACCCCCTAGACCACGATCCCCAGGCACAAGGAGTAATGTCATGACCGAAGGCAGATTTGCTTATCTCTGTATCTGGGCGAACAGGATCGAGGGCGAAGTCTATCGCAACTCGCAAGAACTGTATCACCTGAGCGATATGGATTTTCGCACCATGCCGGAAGGTGATCTTGCGCGCGCTGAAAAGCAGTTGCGCGATCTGGCCGATTACTTCCGAAAGAAGCTGGACGAAATCGAAACGGCTAGGGCGAAGCGTGCGGCATGAATACGTCCTGCGAGACTTGCGACCACGTCCACATGGATACGCGCAAGCAACACCCGCGCCAGTGGTTGTGCGTCAAGTTCAAGCGATTGGAGAATTTCTCGCCCGTAGCACCGCAAACATGGGTGACGATGGAGCCTTATAACCGATGCGTCTCGATCAATGTCGGACACTGTCCATTGTGGACGGCAAGACGCGACGGGCAAATGCAAATGGACACTTCAACTGGCACCAAAGGAAAATGAAATGAAAGTCTCAGAAGAATTTCCTAGCAAGTATATCTCTGCCGCCGATCTTAAAGGCAATACAGTCTTTGTCACCATTAGCAGCGTAGACAAGGAAAAGATTGGCGACGATGACAAGTTGATCGTCTATTTCCAAGGTAAGCAGAAGGGACTCGCGCTCAATAAAACAAACGCCTTCACAATCGCGCAAGCCTATGGAGACGAGACGAACGATTGGCGTGGCGGCGAACTCGAACTGTTCCCCATCATGACCGACTACAAAGGCAAGACTGTGGAGGCCGTTCGCCTTCGCATCCCTGCCCGTCGCCCGGCGCAAGGGCAGAAGCCGTCAGCCGCAGCGCAAGTTGGTTTCGACGAAGAAAACCCCGCGCCGCCGCCTGCACGCAGTTCAACAAAAGACGCAATGCCCGACGACGAGATTCCGTTCTGAGGATCAACCATGACCGACGCGCTCCCGATTGAAGTTCGCAAGATAGCGTACCGACAATCAGCTAAAGACGGACTTGTCATTACGTTTTCTGTGCATCCGAACGATATGCCCGCCGCATTGGCAGCGGCTCCAATCGGGGCGCGGTTCATGGCTGCGCTTGTTGAAATCAATGATGATGAAACGCCAAAGGAACAGCCCTCGCCGTCGAGAGACAGTAACAGTACGGCGGCGGGGGTGAAGCAATATAGCTTACCGCAGCGGGTAGCCATGACATGCAATGAACCGGCGTTCTGTAAATTCGTTACCACGGAAATTGCCGGGTTTAGTGAGCGCGACACAGTTATGACACCAGACGAGGCGGCGGTGTACGTCCGCGCGCATTGCCTTGTCACTTCCCGTTCCGAAATCCTCCCCGGCACAGAAGCAGCCAAGCGTTGGGATGAATTGAGCGGAAAATACGAAGGCTGGAAAAGGGGGATGGAATGAAGATGGTCAATCAAAATAAGATTGCAATGCAACGCGCACGCGATCTCGTCAAGCACGCCAAGAAAACAGCAAAAAGCTGTGCCACCTTTGAGCGCGCCGTCACTACAATCATCTGTTCCTTCATTCTTGACGAGCAAAATAATAATGACCAGCAATAGCATTCACAACCCCTTCTCGCATCTATCAGATGCCGAGCTTGCCGCGCAAATCGATCTAGCGCGAACGCGTGCTCATAGAGCGCCAAAAGAAATGTACGTGGAGGCTACCGGAGGTCTTTCGCTGCGCCCAATGGGTGGAACGTTTGCCATCCGATCCAAAGAATACTTTGCGCTTCTATCCGAACACAAGAAACGTGCCGCCATTAAAGAAGCGGAGGCGGAATAGATGCGCGCTGTCCCCGAATGGATTGGCAAGCATGACGATCAGGCCGTCCCGCCGCGCGTTCGCTTGCGCGTATTCGAGCGGTACGAAGGCCGCTGCTATCTGTCAGGCCGCAAGATTATGCCGGGGGACGCCTGGGACTTGGAGCACATCAAGTCATTGTCGCTTGGCGGCGAACATCGCGAGAGCAATTTCGCCCCTGCCCTGAAAGCACCGCACAAGGTCAAGAGCGCACAAGAACGTAGCTTGCAAGCGAAGTCAGATCGCATTCGCAAGCGACATTTAGGAATCAAACCCCGCAAGGGCAGGCCCATGCCGGGCGCGCGGGGTTCAGGAATCAGAAAGCCGATGGGCGGGCCCGCCTATCGTGATCCGAATTGGTGAACATCATGGAACAGATAACGGCCTACAAAACTAGCCAAGGGCGTATTTTTGAAACCGAGCACGAAGCCAGACGCCATGAGTTTATCATGCTTATGAAATTCACGTCCGGCGCTCTCCCTAGTCGTCGCTGTGAATCGTTTTGTGATGCGCTTGAAAACTTAGCGAGCGAAATCTCTAGCGGGATTTACCCGGATGCCGCAAACCGCCTCGCTAAGGCCGTCGAATATTTCAACGAACACCGCAGCACGATAGAGCACACGGCACGGCGGAACCGTACTGAATCACGCCAGCACAATGCAGAGAGGGAATAGTCCCAATGGATAACAAAAACAAATTACATACGTCTGCCCCCGACACCCCCGCAGGGGAGGTGGATGCTCGGAGCAGATGCCTAATAGAATATCTCAGCCACATCGCAGAATACGTTAAAGCGCGCCGTCAGAATCTTTCGGCACAAGAGATAATCGACGGTGTGCGCCTTGAACCAGATCATTTCCTGCAATTATTTGACATTGCTCGCGCTGCCCTAGCCGCCTCCCCCGAACCCGTAGGGGGAAAATGGACAGAGGACGGCGCTGTTGCTCTCGCTGGAGCAATCAACGACGAACTTTGCGAGCTGTACGATGAGGGCATTCACGAGTCCCGCGCCATTGCTTCGCGGGTCGCTGTTTCAAAAAAAGTTCGTTCCATCATCGCGCGTCACGCCCCACCAGCCGCACCCGTAGGGCCTGAGGAATATCGCCTGACGCCGGACGGCCCGCCAATGTCTCGCGAGAGTTTTTTGCGGCTGACTATCCGCAAGCCCGCACCCGTAGGATTCAAGCTCGATATATCTCGTGAGTGGTGCATGAACGCCGCAGAACGGGAGGGTGACAGCGAAATTGGAGCAGGTGCTCTTGCATCTGACGACCCGAGAATGTGGCCCGCACCCGTAGCGGGTGACTGGATGAAAGAGGTGGCGCAAGAAATATCTTTCGCGATTGATCGCGCTCACGGCTTTGAGCCTGACAAGGAGCGTCCACTGATAGCTGAGTTTGTAGAAATGATCGCCCGTCACGCCCCACCCGCTGACGCATTGGTGGAGGCTTTGGAGGCTGTACGGGGTGATTACATCGAGGCTGGTCGCCAGATCGAAATAGAAAAAAGGTCAGCTTCAACGCCCAGATTGCGGGAACTTGAAGTTCGCGAGGGGTTAATCCGTCCCCGACTTGAACAGATCGACACCGCCCTCGCATCAAAGGCAGGTGGGGAGGGGAAGTCGTGAGCGGGTATCTCTGCCGAATTTGCAAAAAGCGAGAAGTGGAAGTGATCGACGACTGGGAGTCGGACAACTGCCGCGACTGCAACGACCGCCTGATTGAGCGCAACAACGCTCGGGCCGAATGGGACGCTTATCACGATGAGCCTTGCCCGGAAATTGAATTGCCGCCGATGCCCGTACAGGTGAACGAAGGGAGTAAGTGATGGCGAAGCGCGACATATATCAGTTCACCGTCACACTGCGCGCCACGCGCTACACAGCGAACAAGGTGTTGGAGCAATTCATTGACCGTTTCGAGGAAGACATGATCGAGCGTTCGATGGAAAGCGGGAACTGGATAGTGCCGGAGTTTTCCATGAGCGTTTCGACATTGCGTAAATGCAAGCCCGCCACTCCATCCCCCGTAGAAGGTGATGGGAAGTAATATGGGACTATTATCTCATACAATGTGAACCGTGATTCAGTACGTAACCGCAGAACAAGGTGATTGGAGAAGGAAGAATGAAGCTGCACCCGAATGATCAAGAAACCCTTGATGGCGTAGCGCGTGCACAATGCGGTGATACGGGAAGGCACGAATATTCAATGTGTGCAGTCTGCGGCGAACTTGATTGGCGCAGCACATCGAAAAACGCACCGTTTGAGGTCGCGCTTTCCATCAACGATCCGAGACAATGTAGTCGCTGCACTGAAGCGTACCAGCGCAATCCAGAGTTCTATAATTGGATATTAAATGTGCTCGGCAACATGGAACGAAGAAAACGCGCGGAAGAATACGCGGCCAGCACGGCGGTTAAGGGCTGAAGGAAAGCAAACTTGTCGGAGAGATCATAGTCCCCATGCGCCGCCCCTCCCTACTGACGCAGGCTGAGGTTTGAATGACCGCGCCCCTGAAAATGCAAGAAGCGGCTGTTGCGCTCGGCATTTGTCGCCGCAATCTACAGAAGCTTGTTCAGCGGCACCCCTTCTACTATCCGAACGGCAATCGTAAGCTATTCACGCCAGACGATATCGAGGCCCTGAGGGCCGCCATGCGGCAGGAGGCTACATGCTCAAGCTCAACCCGCCGAACCCGAAAAGGCGCACGCCGTTCTACACCGTCACAGGGACGTACCTTGGAGTCAGACTTGACCGTAGCACGAAAACTGATTCGGAGAGAATTGCCAAGCAAGTCTTCAAGCGATGGAAACGGGAAATCGAACGTGGTGAATATGTTGGACCGCGTGAGCGCCGCGAAGCCGAGCCCGAGCCGAACGGCCCGCTGACATTCGTGGCCGCAGCCATCGCCTATATGAACGCCGGGGGAGAGCGCCGCTTCCTGCAACCGGCCATAGACCAGCTAGGACCGAAATTGCTGACAAACATCGACCAGGCGACGATAGACGCAGCGGCGGTCAAAGCCTTCCCGCGCGGCGCGGCCTCCTATCGCAACCGGAATTTCTATACGCCGGTTTCCGCCGTGATGAAGCATGTGGGGGTTGAACGAAAGATCAGGCGACCGAAGGGCCATAAGGGCACCAAGCGCACCTTCTGGCTTGAACCGGAGCCGACGCACCGCCTGTTGAACGCAGCCTATGAGGACGATCCAGAGTTCGGGATTTTCGGCATTGTGCTGAACTACACCGGAGTTAGGACAAGCGAAAACCTGAACCTTCAATGCGAGGGATTAATCCTTGATCGCGAAATGGCCTATGTGCCGGACACGAAAACAGGCGAGCCAAGGGCCGTCTATCTGCCGCCCATCGTGATCGAGGCTTTGAGGCTGCACCCACTCGGGCTGGACAGGACCGGACGGCTTTGGAGCTTCCGCTACAGCACGGCGCTCAATCGGCTCAAGGAGGCGTGCAAGAAGGTGGGTATCGTTTTGCCAAGGCGTACCGGGCTTCACGTCTTCCGGCATAACTACGGAACGTGGATGAGGATTTATGGGGGTTTGGATGGGATTGGTTTAGTACGCACGCGAGTATGGGCCGACCTGGAATCGGTCGAGCGGTATTCGCACAGCGAGCCGACAAGCGAGGCGCGGAGAGCGAGCGTGCTACCTGCGGACTTCTCATGGACTCGGAAGCAGGCGGGATGAAAAATGTTTAGAATCAACGCTGGTATAGAACCTCCCCGGGGGAATCTCGATCTCCTTATTATCACAGAAATGCTTGTGTCACATGTGGTTGACTTGTTGCGATCCCGGCACAAAGAGGAAACATTCGGCATGGTTTGGCACTATTTGGAACGGACTTTCGACGGACTTTGGACGGCGTTTGTTCTGCCCTACCCCCATCGTCTGCCCGCCCTATGAGAGAAGGATTATATGACTATGACAGCTTCTAATCGTGAACCCGCCTTCAGTACGTTAGCGCCTGAACAAGGTGCAAAGTACACCGCTGCCGAACTTCGCGCGTTCGACAAACTCTCCGCAAGGCTCAGCAGTCACAACCAAGCAACTAGGATCGAGGCGCGGTTTAAGATGCGGGATTTTGTAGAACAACACGGCAAGGACAAATGCGATGCAATGTTTGCTGAAGTTATGAGGCGCGACAACATTCGACGGAAAGGCACAACGCCCAAGTACTGAAGGCGCGAAGCCAGAATAAATGGGCTGCTAGTCCAATGATCTTACTCAGTGCATGGAGCGATGAAGATGGGCAGAGGCAATGACCAAGATTTTATCGACGAGCATCGGCTGTTTATTGCTATCGCGGAAGCCTGTCACCGCAAAGAAAAGCCGTCCTACTCATGGCACATTCTTGACTGGATGAGTTGGAAGCTGCGCCGCAAATATCCGCTTGTGCGGAAGTGTGACAGCATTATCAGCATTGATGGTTGCTGCTAATCCTTGACCCATAAGGCTTTGCGCTAGGAGAGAAGGAGAAGCGAAGATGGACGAGACAGAAAAGACAACCCTAGAAATCAGGCATCAAGTTTTTCTAGACGGGCCGGATTATATTGTTCGGGAGCAATTCGGCAACTGCGCGAAGGCAGAGTTTCGTTGCCCAGACCGCGCGACTGCGGATGCCCTTATTGAAGAACGGCGCACAATGCTGACAGAAATGGTAGCCGCAGTTTCAGACAAGGCGCGGAAGGCAGTTGTTGAGGCTCGCTATATCGACAACCTAAAGGCGGGACACGGCTAACCCCTCAATTCCTCAATCTTCTTCTGCGTCAGGGGCACGATCATTTCGGCGCTTCGTGAATATGAAACTCAATCGGCGGGCTCTTGATCTCAAACGGCACAAAGAACCGCGTCCACCCGCATAGATACTCAATGGTCGAATAATATGTTGCCGGGCCCAATGGCCACTTGGGAGAAATATTCCGTTTGGAAAACCAGCGATCATATCCGGTCGTCCGGCTGAATTGATACGACTCGCCCAAATCTCGTTGCACCTGTCCGGCAGAATCCCTGATCTCCCACGTAACCCGCGCGGGACAATCGCGATAGCGGGGAGCCGTCCATTCAATGGTAAGCCCCGTCAGGTGTGTCACGTCATGCGGGCGGGCGATTCCCTTGAGTGTACTTTCGTCGATTACCGGCCTGCGGTCGTGAAGAATTAGCGCCCATCCCGACAGCACCAAGGCTAGTCCGATCGCAAACGTGCCAAGCCATGACTGCGCTATGTTTGCGGCCCTGACTGTATTCGATCTCAGAATCATCCCTACGGTCCCTTACCGAAAAAACCCATAATGATGTCCTTGGCGGCGTAGGTAGCGGAGGCAAGCGTCGTAATGGCAACGGCTAATCGGAAGAAAAGTTTCTTGAACCAGCCCCACTTTTGCCAACTGTCCGCCAGCTTAAACACCGACTCGAAATCCTTTTCGTGGCGCACAAGAAACCGTGCCAAACGGCGCAATTGCTGGACTTCATCGTCCTGCAACGGACCAAGGCGTAGCGGATCAATATTTCCGTTCATATTCAGCCTCTTGCAGAGTCTCGCAGAAGGCCCGGTTCCGTGCTTGGATTAGGTGCCATCGCGAGACCTCTTTCTCGTGTTGGCCGGGCGGCTAATACCGTCCGGGGGCGGCGGGTGTGCTACCATCCGCTGCCCTGCTCCTTACGCACCTGCTACAAGCCTACGCGCCAAAGCGGCAATGCGAAGGTGAGACTCAACCGATTCTTCTAGGTTGGTATGGCTATAGGGAACGACGATGCTTTCGGTAATCGTCCCGTCTGGATTGCTTCTCGGCGCAAACGGGTTTTCGGCTTCGTAGGTTCCGCCGCCCAGACCGAAGCCGGGGATCGTCCAGTCCACGGCCTTACGCACGTTCGGCGGAATGGTAGTGTTGCGATATTGGCTCGCGTCCGCCGCCAGGTTCTCAGCCGGGTCGAACCCATAAATGCAGGCGATGATGCGCTTCACGCGCCGCGCCCATTCCGGCGCAACAGATGCCCCGAGAGAATGCCCGACCTGAAGAATATCGGTATGTTCCGGCAGCGCGCGGGCTTCCGCTGCCATGAGATCGTATTCTTTGAACGATCCGGTGCGGACAGAAACACCTTCCATCCGCATTAGCCGGTTCGCAAGGCCATAGATAACACCGTCCGAAAACTCATGGCCGAGCCCGGACATGATGAAAACGTGACAGCTCATCGTCGGCACTCCAAGGCTTCGATCTTTGTTGTATTGACGCGGACCAATGAGATATTCGCGGAAGTGTCAGCCTTCGCACATACGGATTGAGAAGCCGCACGAATGTCGTCCGCCTGATTCCTCTGCGTACAAGTACGGCGGATGTCGCAACAGTCTCGATAGCCGTCATACTCGGCCTTGTTCACGATGCACGCGCCAGCCAAGTCGTTACTGATCTTCGTAACCGGCGCTTGACCGCCCCCACAGGACGCGACAACAAGCGCAAGCGCCAGAATAAGCAGCGCACGTTTCATGCTCAGTCCTTTGGATCAAGGCGGGAGTCGAATGTCTTGCGCCCGGTTTCAGTCCAGCCCTCGGCGTCTTTCTTTTCCTCAGGGCGAGGCGTAGTGAAAAACTTGGCAAGAAAACCGAGGACCTTTTTGATCCACGGTTTTTCAAGCCAAGGTTTTATCTTCTTGTAGAGCGCGAGGGCTTTGAGGATGGTCACTTTGCGCTCAGAGGAACGGTCGTGACCTTGCGCAGCCATGCGCCGATGAAGCCAGTGGCTACTACGGCGGGACCTGCATACGTCTCGCCAGCGAGATCGATGAAGTTCGCTGTTTCAAGCACGCCGAACGCGGCGAGTACCATGTTAAACAGAATTGTTTTGCTTTTGAGCCAGTTCATAGTCGTCTCCTTGGTAAATGCTCGCTTCCGGCGAGCGCGGTTTAATCGCGTGCAACCCTTGCCGCTTCGATTGCAGCCTTGATCTGGTCGAGCGTGCCGCCCTCAATGCAGAGATTTTGAACTCTGCCGTGGAACGAAACGGCCTTGGCGACTTGTTCGGGAGTGCGGCGCGGAGCGACGAGAAGCATGTACGCCGCGTGCAATCTGTCTTCCGAACGGCAAAGTTGTTCGGCCCTTGAAAAGAGTTTATCGGTGATGGCACAGCCGCCGAGTACAAGCGCAAGCGCGCCCGCAAGTGCGAGTTTTCGCATTTCATTCTCCGTTGGTTGTAATTAAAGTCTGGCTGCCTGGACGTGCATCCAGTCGAAATCCTTGGCCCGACCAAGCGAGGTCCAGCCTTCTTCTTCCCAGAACTCAAAGAACGCATCCGCGTCCGGCTTTGCTAGCCGCGCCTTGTTGTGGTTCCAGCGCAGAAAGTTTCTGGATGGATCGAAGTCAATCGCGCAGGCATAGGCGTGCATGGAAAGAGCGGTGCCGCCGCGCATCGGTCTGTTGTTGTAACAACCGCCAAAAAGATCGAGGCCCAAGTCCTTGATCTTTTCCATTCCGTAATGCGCCTTGGTTTTCTCAAGCACTTTGAGAGCCGAGCCCGCGCATTTCTTGTGAATGGTAATGCGTTTGACAATTACGTGCTGATCCCATGCGAGTTTCATGGGGTAGGGAAGATCGAGCATCATGTGCCCGGTTCCCGGCTTTCCATAAAAGGAAGCGCACTCGCGCTGACGTGGCCAGCGTGTTGGCATATCTCTCTCCAATGTCTAGTGAGTCAGAAGCCGCGATTGGGAAAATACAAACAGCGGATAGCCGGTCCAGGAAAGCGGCACAGGTGAAAGAACTCATCACCGCTCGGCTTTGCCTTGGCTCGGGTAACAAATTCGCCGGAAGCTTTGATCGTGAAACCGGCAAGCGTTTCGCTCACGGCACCCTCGGGCAGTTGCCAACAATCATCGCCTCCGCAGCAACTCGCATCGTAGGCCCAGCCAGACATGGCTTCGTGCGCCTTCGCCTTCTCGGGAACAATGAAGCCGAAGAATATCGCGGCAGCCAGAAACGTAACAATCGCAAACGCCCAAATCAGTAGTGAGTTGGTAAGCCGTGCGGGGCGCGGATCAGGCCCATAGATTTTCTCGTCCCATTCCTCTCGGTAATCCATTAGGACGGCCACCGATATTCGAGCGCCGCGCCAGCCGAGCGCGTGTAGCGACACACGCCCTTACGTCCACAATTTCCTGAGACGAGCGTCACAGTGTTGCCGTTTACGGATTCTACTATCGCAACATGGCCTCCGCGCTTGCCACGACTGTAAATCGCGATTGCGCCGGGACGGGCCGATGTACGCCGTCCGTATTTCAGGAATGATTTGGCAGCGCGCGAGCCAGTGCCGCGATAACCGGCTTGGCGTAGTTTCTGGTTCAGAAAATCTGCACACCATAGGCGAGACGGAACGCCAAGTTGCCTTGCACTCTTGCCAACATCGGCTTTCGCCTTAGCCAACCAAGGCGCTGCACTCGAATGATATGAAACCGAGCGCGAAGGCGTGAACTTTTTACCGGCTACCTTCGTTGTCTTGCGCTTGGCCTTCTTGGTATAGCCCCCGAAATGCCGGGCCTGCTTGACGCTCGATAGCTGCCACGGCTCTACATAGCCCTTGCCGGGGACATAGATTGAATCCGGGCCTCCTTGGGCCAATACGGGAGTTGAGAATAGCAAACACAAGATCGCGAGCGGTGCGAGGATAAATCGCATCGGGGGCTCCGTTGCTGTTGGAAAGGTCTTAGGAAAGCTCGGAATAAAAGGACTGCATCATATTAAGTGAGCCTTCGTCTTCCATATCGACAATGGCGTCTGCCGGTGTCTGTCCGAAATAAAATGCTCGAAACGCGACCCAATGAGCGGAGTTTACGATTTCAACGCCAACCTCCCCGTCCTTGGCGTCATTGCCGCCAATAGTAAGCGTTCGCGGGTCGATGCTTGGGATAATGCCAAGAGCATTTGGCATCGCCGTATAGACGCCAAAGATCAAAAGCGGCGGTGTTCCGCCTGACGCTGCCACGGTCTGCGGTGTCGGGTTGCCTTGTGTCTCCTGATCTAATGGCGTCGATAAGTTGTCGGAAACCGGCGGCTTGCCTCCGCGAAATACCAGAAGAATTTTACTGTTCGTCCGGTTTCCGTTCATGCCGGTTAGTATCGTGGATGCTTCTGTCCCGACCGCTATTTTCCGGCTTGTGATAACCTTTCGATTTCCTGCCGGACCAGTTGTTTTGACTTCAGAGAAACCACTCGGAATAACTGATGTTGGACTCCCAGAGGATGTTGTCGCGAAATCGGATAAAACAAGATAATCGCCCTTCTTGACAGTCGCGGGAACAGTGATCGTACTTGTCGTGCTCGTTACCGATGCTAAAAGTTTTGGCCTTGGCGCTGCTGAACCGATAAACCCCGTAACCGCCACTAGATCGTCCTCGTGACTTTCACGGTCACGGTCATGTTTTCGCAACCGGAATTGCCGCTGACGGTTCCACGAAAATTATCCCCCGCCACGAAAGCATTTGCGGTCGTGTGCGCTTGTTCCTGTTCGCTCGTAGAAACAGAGTTGGCCGTCCCGCCCAATGCGGTCGTGTTGATCTTGCCAGTGAATATGCAAGTCCCCGCCGCGCTGATGGTCGTAGTTGAATTGACCGATCCCGGAAAAGGAAGGTTGATGATAAAGTCGTAGTCCTTGTCGTCAGGAAACTCGATGAGCCATGACCAGAGTTCGACAACCGAAACCGTGGCCCATTCTGGATCGTCCGCACCCTGCTTTAGAAACTGCCCTGTCGTCCCCTTCGCCAATCTCGCCGCTGTCGTATCGTCGCGATAGATGATGTCGCCGCGCGTGGTGAGTAGGCTATTTGGAATTGCACCGTTTGCCGTTGCTGTAAGTGCAGCCCATTCTTCGCTGCCGAGTAACCGGCTTTTGGTCTGCCGGAATGCAGCTAGGTTTTCAGGTCCCGGTAGCGGACGAAGTACCTTGTCGTCTTCCGGTTTCATGCGCCTAGGCGACCTTCCAGACCATAACTTCGGCGTACACTTCGACGACGCTGAAACTTCCCGCTCGCCCCCCCTCTCCGCTTCGCGTCGTATTATGCTGCAACTCGAAACTTTTTTGCGCAGCGATTGTGAAACGCCCGCGAACAATTGAATTGGTCCCCGTTGACGATATGTCGCCGCCTATGGTTTCAGACGAACCAATCAAAGTGTCCGCGATATCGGTTATGTTGTGCAGTTTCGCTTTATGAAAATCGGTGTGGTTGCCTCCGGTCGGTCCCGTTACCAGATTGGCCCACGCATCGACATGATATGTTCCGGCTGGAAGCGTGATCCGGTTGGAACCGAGCGATGCGCCAGTTATTTCATTGGT